CTAGTGGGGATCGAACCCACAGCCTCGGCGTGCCTGCGTAATACTAAAATTACAGAGTATACATCGGTCGTATAAGCACCGCGCTCTGACCAATTGAGCTATAGGAGCCTACGTGTTTATTATACGTGTTTTTTCTTTAAACCTGTTCTTCAGAATTGTACGATTTCAAATCGACCGAAGGTCTCGATGATATCGGTGTACCCGGTCGCTTTTTGAGTAGCCAGTTTTTGAGTACCATATTTTTGTGACTACTCGTATCTTCACCATAATTAATAACGCTCAAACCGTTACACACGTCAGGTTTGTTCTCCTTAGTAGGAAACGTTTCGTTAAATGCATCGATACTCTCGGAAGGTATATCGGGCGCCTCGTCGAGTAATCGATCGTACTCGACGCGGATTTTGTTCACGAAATCCAAAACGTCCTCGCGGTGTTGCGTTTCCAATGAAAGTTCCATGTCTATGTTCCTATACAGTTTCGAGTACTGTACAGACATGGCCGAGTGCAGTTCCATTAACCGCGCGGAATTGTTAAACTTAGATATAGATGTAAGTATACCCGCAATAACGTTCATGAACGCAAAAAAGTATTGGAAAATAACGATCTTTTGTTTTTGATCGTCCGACATACTATTCGTATCGGGACTCAAAACCGCAAAACCACCAACGCCCGTAATGCTCGATATAATTATAGACGGGTACGATAACCAATCGTGCTGACGTTTATATAAAACACGGGCGTGATTGTGTAACCACCTATACCCGGCAGCCTTTTCGGCCCAACGTTTAAGAAGGTTTTCCTGGTTTGGACACCAATGGTGTTGTTCCGGTTTATCCATACATTTTCTTAGAAAATAAGTATGCGTACTCGCGCGCCAAGTTATCGACGCGTTCGTTCTTCTCATTTCCGTTGTGTGCCTTAACCCATCTCACGTCAACCGTTTCGAAAGTACGCATAAGTTCCAACATGCGTATCCATAAATCCTTATTCTTTACCTCACCACCCGAAGCTGTTGTCCAACCATTCCGTTCCCAGTTCTTAGACCATTCGAGTAAACCCATTTTTACATAGTTACTGTCCGTATACACGCGGACCCTATCGTGTTTGAGTTCCAAACACTTCTCGAGTGCTTTTATAACCGCCGTCATTTCCATAACATTATTCGTGGTAATATTAGCACCACCTGCGTTTTGTTCGTTTTCTAGTATATATGCCCAACCACCGGGTCCCGGGTTACCGAGACAACTTCCGTCCGTATAAATTTCTATCATATCTACTTACTATAATCACGTTTATATTCTTTATGTTTCATTGTCTTCGTTTTCGTTTTCGTCTTCGTAATATGATTTTGGAATACACCAATACATCATTCTATCGAAATTCATATATAAAACACCAAACGCGGAAAATGCTATTAGTATTTCGTAAATAATCTCCATTTGTAGTTATATAAGTAACTTAAAATTTTATTTCGTTATATACTAAATAAAATGAACCATTACCAAGACTGGGACCCTGTCATTATTCGCGGTAAAGTTAACAAGGAAAAGGAAAAGGAAAAGTATGTTAAGTTCATGGGACAGGAAATAAAGTTACCTAAACGGAGTCAATATTCAGGTAAAACGAGGGAACAAAAACTCGATGAAACCGAGTTAGGAACACACAAAAAAGTCAGTAAAGAAACAGCATTAACGATTCAAAAAGCGCGCGTCGCAAAACAGTATACGCAAAAAGATCTCGCGGGTCTCATAAACGTATCAACAGATATTATCTCTTCATACGAATCGGGTAAAGCTATACCGGATCCTAAAATCATGCAAAAATTACGCCGGGTTTTGGGAGTTAAACTATGACGTATCGTTTACCATTTTCACCAAGTCTAAAGTTTCCACCACGTGGTCCTTGCATTATAGGTAAACCACCCTGAACGTAACCAGTTTGTACCGCACCTATACGCCTAGCTGCGTTCTTTTGCGCTTGATTCATTTTAACTTGACCATAAGTTATCATATTTCGTTTCGTCTGGTTAAACTGATTTTGAGCATATCGTCTTGTGTTTTTTTGTAATTGTACAGCCTGTCTCTTAGCCTGTTTAGCAGCACCTTTAGCTACACCTTTAGCAACAGAACGAGCAAGTATAGGTAAAACCATTTTTATAATATATTACATACCTATATTAAAATCTTATTTGATTTTTGTAAATTTTCGTGTGCGGGTAAGAGTTGGAGATTTGTATAGTGGAAACATTTACGTTGGTTTTCGGGTATTGATAAATCGAATGCCGAACACGGTATAATATGGTCAACGTGTACGTCCGTATAGTCTTTACCTTCAACTTTAGTCGTTTCTAAATACGCGACGAGCTCTTCACCCGAACACCCTATAAGTTCCATCGTTGGTGCAGATTTTGAAGCGACACCTTTTAGTGCGTTCCAAAGTCGTGTTCGACACACTTGTTCCATACGCCACGCTTCATCATTTTTACGCCTATTTTTACGATTTTCGGGACGTTTCTCTTTTCTATATTTTTCACACTGTTCTAATCGTTTTGTTCTATACTCATCATCTGTTTTATAAAGTTCACGACGTTTCGTATTGATTTCTTCTGCATTATCATTCCAATTTTTACGAACACGCGCTTTTATATGTTCTTTGTTTTCTTCGTAATACTTTTTGTGTCTTTCTAAATCACACTCGCGATTTTCTTTGTACCAACCTTTGCGATACTCACGTACACACGATTTACACTTATTCAAGTATCCATCTTTCATTTGATTGTGTTTTCCAAAGTGTTCGAATAGTTTAGTTTCTTTACACTTCACGCACGTTTTAGATGCCATTTTAAATACTAGTATAGTCTACTCTTTAAAATGCATATTTAAATAATTAATTGTAACTTTACATTCTTAGTTAGAGAATGCACGGTTAACCCCTATAGTTTCCTATAAGGCCAGATCGTACCTTAAGCGGTATCAGGATGACTAATCCCTCATTTACCACCGACACCTTAGCGATCGTTGAAACGGAACCATAGCCTTGTCATGACGACCTTAGGTTCTCGCCTGCGGATTATCCAATCTCTAACCTTTTTACCATTGGGTTCGGTAATTAACCGAGTTCCCTTCATAAGTTTCCAAATGAAGGTGGTAGTTAGAGCTCTAAGGAACTTCCCGCAACCAGGATGTCTTGCCTGTTTATACAGACTAGCGGGACAAACGCTTTTAACGCCCGCTTTTTGGTCCTGTATTGCTCCTGATTAGTTTGCAAAGTTAAGACCGCCCATGCCGCTCTGAATGCGCAACACGTTGTAGTTGGTCGCGAACATGTGAAGGGAACTGCCCGTTCTGCTGCAGGTAACCGCAACTTGCGCGTTGTCGATTCTGGAGAAGTTGCAGGTACCCGTTGGTTGGTGCTCTTCTGGCTTAAGCGCGAAGGAGTACGAATAGATACCTGGCATTGGGGAACCGGAGTGGTGGTTGAATGGTTGAACTTGGTTGAAGTACTTACCGCCTTGTTCCTTGAATCTGTCTTGACCGTTGAGGATCAACTTGAAGGAAGTCAATGGACCAGCCATTTCTTCATCCCATTGTTGCGTGGAGTCCAAGAACAATTGTGGAGCACCCGCAGAGGATGGGGAGACGAACACGTTAGAAACAGCATTGAGAGCGGTGACGTTGGAAGTGACAACAGCAGCAGTTTTGGAGAAGTTCCACAAGTTGGAACCGATGTCAGTGCACCACACCAATTCCTTGACTGGGTGGTTGTAGGACAATCTAACTTGCTTAGGGGAACCCGAATCAGCCAAAGAGTCAGTACCAGTGTGTTGGACTTGTTCGATCAAGTATTCGTGACCCTTTTGCGCGAATCGTCTGCGCTCTTCAGTGTCGAGGTAGATGTAGTTACCCCAAACCTTCAAGGCAGTGAAGTTGGTGCCAAAATCGCTGGCCAAGTCAATGTCCAATCGGACTTCGTGGTATTGCAAGGCAATCAATGGCAAAGCCAATCCTGGGTTTCTGTTAAAGAAGAAGATCAATGGCAAAAAGCACTTGTTACCCGCAACACGGCAGGAAGACATCTTACCGTAGTTCAACTTCTTGGATTCATCCAAGTACAATTCAGCGTACAATCTCCACCACTTTTGGTAGTGCTTGTCGATTCTTTGACCACCGATGGACAATTCAACTGTAGAGATCGCGCGCTCCGCAGCCCACGCATCCGTAGAAGTGGTGATGGCGGTGGAAGCGTTCGAAGTCAATTCAACGTACATGTCCGCGATCAAATCACCGTTTCTGGCGATCGTGACGGAGACGCGACCACCGGAGGCGGCGGTACCGTTAACAGTTTGTTCGATGTTTTCCATCGCAAAGTTGGTGTGGCGTTTGTAAACCGCCTGGAAGAAAGTGACTTTTGGGTTACCAGTCAAGTAGACGTCTTGGGCGCCATAGGCGACGAGTTGCATGAGACCTCCGGCCATTGTGTGTGTTTTTGTACTATATACCAAGATTTTTTTTTCGGATGAGACCCGCGAAAAAACACGGTTTGATTTTTCCTGGTATATAGAAATGACTGACCAAGAAGAAACACTTCTTGAACCAACTGAAGAAACCGAAAACTCGGAAATTGTTTCCGACGACGATGACCAAACCACAGTGAGTGGTGATCTTCCTGAAATAGAAGATACTCTCGAACTCACTGATAACGACGATGACGACGATGACTATTTCGAAGAAAATCCACTCATGGATATGGGTGCTCTTTTAAGCTCCGTACTCGCTACAGAGGAAGGTGATACCGTGTGTTCTGCACTGGTGAATATTTCCAGACAGATTGAAGTTCAAAATAAAATTTTAATAAAAATGTTATCTCAACTCCAAAAAAAGGCTTAGAAAAATAAGACTACTACTTGATAAGAAATGAAGACTGAGGACGTTCATTGTATCACCGAAAATACTAACATAGACGAACTCGTGTTTACCGTTACAAAAAAAATCATAGAAGATTCTCGACAGGAAGAGCTCCTGAATTACATTCGTATTTACGAAGAGTATTATAGAATCAATGAACCACCTGGTCTCGAAGAACCTTTACAAATCGCGTATAGGGTTTATTACGAGAAAAGTGAACTTGATGAAAATGGTAAACCAAAACGTTACGATACCAGAGATATAAGGGAATCTTATGATTCCAAACGATCTTTAGTATCGGTAATGTATCACCGTGCTAGTACTTTGGGTATTCTCGACATGGAAGATGACGAATCCGACTGTAAAATATCGAGACGTTTGAAACGAATCTTTGATCAAATGGAAGACTTTTTCCAAATCTTGTTCAGACACGCTAGAATGTACGATCGTTCCATAAACCCAACGGCTGAATCTGAAGGTGACCCCACTTTTTACATGGGTTCAACACCTGATGCCATTGAAGAGCTCGAAACGTTCCAAAAAGTACTCATACAAATACTAAAAGACTTGTATGAGAGTAATATTCGTAAGTATAAGGGGTACTGTTGTCAACAAATCAAAACACCCGATGGTTACGATACACGCGCATGGAAACAGACTGTGACCATAAAAGAATACGTGCACCGAGTAGCACCGAAAGAATCGAACTACGACCTGTGGAAAGATTTAACGTCTAAAGGTACAGCAACACTAAACCAGCTCATAAGGTATCTCGGAGACTGTTACGATATGCAATTTCCAGAAATACAAAAGAACAGACACTTATTTTCTTTCAGAAACGGTTTGTTTTTGGCTAAAGTTTGGTCTGATAAAACAGGTCTTTACCAATCTGAATTTTATCCGTATGATTCAAAAGAAGCTAAAAATCTCGATCCAAGAGAAGTAAGTTCTAAATACTTTGATATCGATTTTGAAGATTACCACCATTTAGAAGACTGGTACAATATACCGACACCTAACTTCGATAAAGTTTTGAAATCACAGAATTTCGAAGAAGAAGTGTGTAAATGGATGTATGTTATGATTGGGAGACTCTGTTTTGAATTGAATGATATAGACAAGTGGCAAATCATACCATTCTTAAAAGGTATTGCTCGTTCCGGTAAATCTACTATTATTACCAAAGTCATCAAAAAGTTTTACGAGCAAGACGACATAAGAACACTCTCTAACAATATTGAAACCAAATTCGGATTATCTTCTATTTGCGATGGTCACATGTTCATTGCACCAGAAATCAAAGGTGATTTGCGTCTCGAACAAGCTGAATTTCAATCCATCGTTTCGGGCGAAGACGTGTCTATTGCAGTGAAAGGTGAGAAAGCTAAAAATATAACCTGGAACATACCTGGTATTCTAGGAGGTAACGAAATACCAAACTGGAAAGATAATTCGGGTAGTATTCTGAGACGTTTATTAACGTGGGATTTCAAAAAGCAAATCAAAGATAAGGATACTGATCCACTTCTCGAGAAAAAGCTTGAACTCGAATTACCCATCATATTACAAAAATGTATCAGAGGATACCTGGAATACGCACAAAAGTATCAAAGTGACGATATTTGGAATGTCGTACCGCGTTATTTCGAAGAAGTCAGAAAGCAAGTTGCACAAAATACGAATCAACTCGAACACTATTTACAGTCCGACGATGTTGTCATCGACGAAACAAAAATGGTACCTTTGAAAATATTCAAACAGGCGTTCAATACGCACTGTTTGGCAAACAACATGTCTAAACCAAGGTTTACACAGGATTTCTATATTGGACCGTTTAGTTCGAGAGACATTAAAGTCCGAAGAGTACCAGAAATGTTATACGGTAACGAGCCTAAACCGAGAAGAGACGAAGATTTCGTAATTGGTGTAGATATAAGAAAAGATGAGATAGAGCTTGGGTACTCGTAAAATCAAATCTCAGTATAGTATAACATGGATCCGAGACAATTCGTCAGAAACTCGAACGTCCAAATAGAAAGACAAGGTGATGCTATACCAGATACATTTCCATCAGGTCAACAAACGGGTCAATTAAAAATTGGACTTTTCAAACCAGGTATGTATAACGTTCTCGTAAACGATAAATTTACAAAGGGAGAACAACGCGTAGATCTAGTATACATACTCAAACAAAGACCGCAAGGTCACGCTCAAATTGCACCAGGTTTAAGTATTGACTTAAGCGAATTAAAAGGTATTTACGGTAGATTTCAAACGGGTGTAGTACACACGAGAAATTTTGGTATGAGAGGTAACTTAAATTTGAAGTTCTCATCTGCACAATTTTCAGGGTACATGACCGATGGAATATCTAGAAAAAATTTCAGTTTTAACATATACTCTAATGGTAAAATTCGTTTCTCGGGTGGTTTTCTAGGAAGTAAAAATTTAAAAAGACAGCCAGAAGCTCTCCGAAAATACATAATCGATACATACACTAAAAAAGAAAGTTTCCTATACAACGATATAGAATATAATAATATAGCCGGATCGTTTAATACGAACGTTAATTTTAAACTCCTTTCAATAGCACAAAGAAACCCTTTAAGTGCAGAAAGAATATCTTATGAAACTGAAATTGCTTTACCGCACGTGTACATGACTTATAAAGAACACAATTATATATTATCTTCTAAATCCAATAAACTCGGCACCGGTGTAGTCCAAATTCAAGGTGAAAAGGATCCGGATCTTTTGGAAAGAGCCTACAATATAGGCGTAGAAGCTGTTCAAGAACTTCATAGACTCGGGTATACAGGTGGTTTAGTAAACAGAAATGTAAACGTGGTACAACCCATGCCTATACTTAAAGAAGCTTTTGCTTCGACGTGTCCAAAACAAAGAAGACCACCGTGCCAAACTGGTTATGAACCCAGAAAAAATCCACAGGGATACGATTGTTGTTATAAAATACCAAAACGCAAACCAGTTAATAAAAAAACAAGTGTTAAAACGAAAAACACAAAAATAACGTACGATAAAAATGGTATAATGAAAATAGGAGGTAGAAAGTGCGAAAGACTTACCAAGCCAGTTTTATTGGAAGTTGCTAAAAAACTCGGTGTAGTCGGATTAAAACAGCGTAACAAAAAAGAAGATATATGCAAAGCTCTCGATAAAATTGAAAAAGGCGATTCGTCGTTTAAAATAGACGGTAAACTTTGTAGAGGACTCAAAAAAGAACAACTCATAACGATCGCCATATCAAAAAATATATCGGTAAGTGAACAAGATACGATAAAAACACTCTGCGAAAAACTCGAAAATAATTCTAAAAAAGTAAATTCGCCAAATTCCGCAAATTCTCTCGCGAGTGAGATGGAAAAATTTTTACTAAACAAACAGAAATCGCCTATAAGAAGAAAGAGAAGAATTAACGACGCTAGTATCAAAAACGATATAATCAAACTTTATGGAAAAAGGTGGTTGACTCAATACAGTGATTTTATGGATATAAATAAAGACGTGAAAGACGTAAAAAATAAGATAAATTATTTAAAAAACAGAAAAGGTTACGCTACAAAAAATGGTATTTTGAAAAAGACTGTAGCCGACGAAATAAAAAGAAATATGGTTAAGAATTGGAAACTTAATCGCGAAATGAACTTTAAAAGAAAAGTCATAGAAAAACAGGCAAATAAAATGTACGGTAAGTTTGGTAAAAACATTGTAAACGGCGTTGTTCGTTTTGTTACTTCTCTAGATAAACCTATACCTCTTAATGATAATAGAGTTGTAGGGTATATTCAAACAAGACGTGAACTCAACCAAAAACCACCATTACCTCTCAATAAAAAAAGAGTCATACCAAAAAAACCGAGTTTAAAAAGAGTACAAATTAGAAAGAAAAAATCACCAGTTAAAAAAAGGTTAAATTTTAGTTCGAACTCAAACTCGAACTCGAACTCGAACTCGAACTCAAACTCAAACTCAAATAATAATAAAAAATTGAAAAATTTATACAACAATTTTGAAGCACAAATGTTAAAGAATAAAAGCAAAAAGTAAATAGATGGAAAATCCTAGAAATTTATTATTATACCGCATCCGACAAAATAAGAATGAGTGTGATTTAGACACTTACGAAAAAGTATACGAAAAACATATTTTGTCGTCTGTTATAGATAGTATATTTTATACAATTTGTGATTACATTACTAAAACTAGAAAAAGTAGTAGTTATAAAATGGGTAATCTAGAAATAGAGTACTACATGTCTGAAGAATTTTACGAATCAGATGATCCCAAAAAATATATGATAGAAAACCGCGAAATAGACGATATGTTTTTAATCATGTACGTTTACGATAATTTTAATAGAATGGAATCTAGTGTGCATAGAAGAATGATGTTATATTTTTTGAACATGATATACTTCTGTTTATGATTTTCTCTGGTTCTGAAATTTGTTTAAGGTGTTTTGTATGGTACGAAAAATCGTAACCCCTAAACTGTCTTTTTATTTCGTCCGATAAGGCAAACGCTTCTAACTTTCTCGAGGTTTGTGAACACACAGATTTTCGTTCTAAATTTAAAAACCTATCTTCCATCATTACAAATTCTTTTAAGGACTCTTCTGGTAATCCATCCGTTTTCATGCGTTTATACATTTTTTCAGATTCACCTTGTGATATGTAAAAATAATTAGCTTTGTATCCTAAAACAGATACATTTTTATCGTAATCGACATAAAGCACTAAAACTAAAAAACATAACAGTAGTATCCAATTTAGCATATATAAGTATTCAAGATATTAAATAAATCCTTGATTTTGTGAATGATATTATAAAGTGTATCTTTATCACCGACTTTTCTAGGATCAATTATTTCAAATTCAATTTGGTAAACAGTCGATTCTTCCGAGTCCATATCTTCCACAGTTCCAGTACACACGGTCATATCAATCGATAAATTTTTTCTGACGAAAGAAGTTCTATGTTTTATCTTTTTACTAGAAAAAGTAGAATTTCCGTCGTCTTCTATTGGCGTTTCTTTAGAAACACCAAAACGAATATCGTAAGGAACTTCACCAGACTGTTTAAAGTCTTCTTTGTGTAGATTTTCTTTTTTAACGATAACTTCGTCACCTGTACCTTCATTTATAGTCAACCTTGTTTTGTCTTCGGAACGAAAGTATACTTCGAAAGTTCCTGAGTTAATACTTTCCCAACCATTATACTTATATAAACCGTCTAATATAGACTTATAGTTCTTCTCACCGACGTTTGTATCAAAAAAGTTACCATTGAATTTTCCGAGTCTAAACTCCATTTCAATGTGCTCTTCATTTTGGTACTTTTCGAGCAATGGTTTAACAATATCACAGATTTCGTGCGTATTCATTTTGTCTTACTTTTAATTATCGCGTCTTCTTCTTAAGCCTTTTTTATCGCCTATTTTTATATGCATGGTTTTTCAAATATAGGAAACACGTGCTATTTTAATTCTGCTATACAAATTCTACTAAACACTTACGAAATATCCAGGCACATTTTAGAAAATAAATATACAGGGAAATGCGGTTTTACTTTAGCATACGAAAATCTTGTTCACATATATTTTAAAACTAGAGAAACGAAAGTTTTTACAATAGGACCAATTTTAAAGGAGTTTGTTAAAGTGTTTCCGAGATTTAAAATAGGCGAACCACACGATGCACAAGATGCTCTTTTTTGTATAATAGACACTTTGGAAAAAGGGTACCCTTATATAAAAAAGATTGTATACGGAGAAACTACACAAATAACAATATCACCAGTAGGTAAAAATATAACTAAAAACCCTTTTTGTATTCACATTCTAAACATGGATCGTGATATAAAAAATGTAAAAAAAATGATAGAAGAAAGTCACAAATGGAACACTATAGAAGATTACGTGGATGACGAAGGTAAAAAGCATAACGTGGCGACTACTAGAAACATATTTTCGGTTTACCCAAAAACATTATTTGTTTCTTTCGATAAAAAAAGTTTTGTAGAGATAGATGAAAATCTCAATCTCAACAATCACAAATACGAATTAAAGTCTAGTATAGTGCATAAAGGTATACAATTTGGTGGCCATTACATGTCTATTACAAAATTTAACGATGATTGGATTATACAAGACGACGATAAGTTAGGGAAATTACACGAATTTCCTAAACGGGACAATCACTTTGTTTTGGTATATAATCTAAAAATTCCTTCATCTGAATGTTCTCCTTAATGTTTACGAGCGTTCTATAAAACGTTCTTCTGTTATTCGGGTGTGTTTTATCGTCTCTCTTTTTTAACGGTTTCCACCAGTACGGACCATCTTCCCAAGTCACGTACATACACTCAACAATATCCCCATTTTTTAACCAATTATATTCACGAGTCCGCTCTTCTGGTATAGACGATTCAAATATTAATTTGCCTTTTTCTTGAATATATAATCTCCATACGGGTACACCAGGTACACACCCAGGTGTTTCAAAAGTTGGACTCTTTTTAACCAAAAAGTCTATAGTATTCTTAACCTTTGGTTTCCATTTAAACATAGTTTCGTGTGTACCAATACGAATAGGTTCATTTATGGGTGTAAAAATAAGACCATCGATCTCCTGTTTTATTTTGGGTAAATATTTATACAAGAAATCGTCGAAATCATTGTATAAGTGAAACTTTTTTACACGAAGTTTCAATGAATCACTGTTTAAAACAAGTGCTTTTTTTACAACATTTTCACACTCTTCCAAACGTTCCAATAAATTTTTGTTACCAACAACTTCACCGCACGATGTTAAACAATCGTATATCATGAATTCGTTGCCATAAAGTTCACCCTCGAGTATAGTACCTTTAAAAACCACCTGTCTGAAATTTAAAGGACAAACAAACATTTCAAGTGCTCGGTTCACAAAAAAACATAATCTTTGCGAACCACACTGTAAAATTAACATCATATATCTCGTTCCATCCGTCTTTTCACAAACGACGTAATCGTTTTTTTGTAAAAGAGGAAAGTGTTTTCTCTCTATAGAAACGGGTTGAGAACCTGGAAACCTTCCCTTAACACCCCATGATGTTTCTATATAGTTTAACGCGTATTTGTAAAGAGGATCATCCTTCTTTACAAACACTCGGTTCATTTCTGTTTTATTTGTATTTTCAAATCTTTAATTTGTTTTAACACCTGCCGCGTTTAGAAGATTACTTATACATTCGTGACTATAAGTCATGATTAACTTAGATGCTGTATACGCATGAATTTTGACGCCTGATTCTTGTAATTTTGAAAACATAATTTTCATTCTAGGGTGAATTTTAAACGAACCATTTTTTCTATCTTTTAAATTTTTCATTACATTTTTATTCATCATTACCCAAGATTTAGCCGCAGTTTCTTTCACTGTATATATATCACCCGAAACTTTAGTACCAACTTCGGTATCAAAATGTAAACCCATCTGTTCCACGGGTTCTTTAGACTCACTTTTTACCTTTTTCTTAAACATTTCCCAATCTATACCTTCAGTAACCCCTGGAAAAACGAGACAACCTATTGCTTCGTGCTTATCAAAAACTCTATCGAGTGATTCATCATCGACGCTTATACCAAAATCAACGAAAAAAATACGATCGTGTGTTTTCATGTACTTATATATCATTTCAGCTTTTTCATAAGGATCGTCGTCTACAAAAACAACCTCGTTTTCAATATTTTGTTTTTGTATACATTTCAAATTGAAACGAAGTATAGTGTGAAGAGTTTTTACGTGACAAGATTTACTACGAGTTACAAGTATAGATGCAATTTTCATATTTTATTTATTACATAACGTTTCTAAACCTTAAGCCTATCTTTTAAACAACCCGTGAATGGTAAATTTCCTACGTGTCCCAATGTTGTATTACAATCGGCATAAATTTTACCACCAATTTGTTGCCATCTTCTACAGAATGCGTAATCTTCAGAGAGATACCTTCTATTATCTGGGTCTATCATACAATCGAATAAGGCACAATAATAGTCAAAATCGCGATTTTGGTGATCGTTTTTACAATCTAAATCCTTATAGTGTTCTTGCATTTTTTCAATAGCTTTACGAGTAATCATCATAAAACCAGTAGGTCCATCCAAAACTTCAACAAACCCATTCTCTACAGGTCTATGTGTAGCACCTATATTTGCAACTAAACTTGATGAAAGCATAGCCAAATTTCTTTCGTCACCAGCTTCTATAGCGGTTTTAGCCTGATCCCACATAACAACCTTCTTTGGGTAAATAGCCACAGAAACGTCATGACCGGAACGAATAAGTCTTACTACAGAGTTAGGATCAAAATCAACATCCGCATCTATAAACATGAAATATTCAGCATCCGTTTTTTGCATAAATCTACCAATAGCTACATTACGTGCTCTGTGAACTAAACTTTCGTTTTCAGTCGTATCTATCATAAGCTGAATACCTTCTCTCATGAGAGCCAACTGAAGTTTGATTATACCAGTCATATACTTTTCCAAACATAGTCCCCCATAACATGGAGTGCTTAAAAATAGTTTAATCATAATAAAATTATTTGAACTCATTCCTCTAAGTATTTTTTTATAATATTTTCAATTTTGTTTATAGTTGGTATAGAAACACTACACTTTTCGCATATTTCGTTTTTAGAGTATTTTTTATTTGCAACTATATAAATAACGACAGATGCAACACTGTTTGGTGTTTTACTCATGAGTTCAGCACAGTTTTCTAGGTTCGAAGACAGTTTAGTACACTCTTTTTTCTCTTCACGCGTAAGTTCGAAATTATTAAGTAACCTGTTTAATACATCTCTCGGTAAAGTCGTATAATTTTTAGTGGTTTTTCCTAAAAGAGTTTCCTTAAATATTTGCGTCGTCCTACTTAAATCTTTTGGGTGTATTGAAAACATGTCGGCAATTTCTTTTGTTGTTCTCGGTATTTTAGACATGCGACACGCATACAAAACACAATTTGCTTTGATACCCGTTCTTACTGCACCCCTCGTAAGTTTACTCTCGTTAAATTTCTTATACATCATTTTTGCATCTTTTAAAACTGAATCCGGTAAAGTATGACACGCTTCGTCTATATCCTTATAAGCATGAAAAAGAGAACGATCCTTGTGATTCATAGATTGGTGAAAATTAATCTTAGCCATCCTTTTGTTTTCATAAGAAGAACCACGTTGTGTAGATATAATAGTTCCCTTTCCCCATGATTGTGAAAAAAGTTCCGGGTTTGCGTTAGGGTTACTACACCTGGATGGATCGTTTACTTTACCATCGTCCGATATACCACTCGTCCATTCCGGTGTTTCATCTATGAACATATCATCTATAATACCACATTCTGGGCATGTCGGTAAACCTTCTTTTGTAATTACTTTTGGAATCTTACATTTTATACACAATTTGTTATCTGTTGACTTTTTTTCTATAGTTTTATTTTTTAACAAATAATCCACCTGGGACCATATACTAGCAGCCAATTCTTCCATTATATTTAAAAATTAATATTTGAAAAATGTTATTTCGCACTTAGGTTAAGATCATCTGCCTGGTATTTTGCACGAATTTCTATGTCATCGACCATTTGTTTAAATTTAACGGACCCTGGACTTGTTGGTTTCCATTCATTCCACTCTTTATCTATCATGGCATGATTAGAAGGTGGTATAATAATACCGTCTACTTCATTGTCTGGTACTATAAAATCTTCGAGATCACTTCCTTCGTCTTCAGATTCGTCTATTATATCACTATCTTCTTCGGAATCTATATCGTCTATTACGGCATAGAAGTTTTCCTTCACATTTTTTAAGATGTCACACGATTGATAGTGTTCGCAGAGATTATCATTCTGTACAAGTTCCTCTTTATCTTCAAGTTCATAAAGAGGTGCACTTTTATATACTAAAGACGTTTCGGAATAATACGATACGACTAAATAGTCACCGTTATTTTCCTTTACTTTAGCGTACATTTCATCTTCTGTATCATCTTCTATATTTACTAAAACTCTTACAATTTCTCCAGGCTGTATATCTGAAAAATTTATCATATCTAAAGTTTTCAGACAAAAATATTTACAAGTATTAGCACACATGGGAATCGAAATTTTATCAAAAGATGGATGTAAATATTGCGACTTTACGGTTGATTTATGTAAAGAATATGGATTGGACTATAAAAAAAGTATGGTTGATAAAAACGAACTTATAAAAAAGTGTGGTACACAAGTATCTACGTATCCACAAATCTTACTCGATAATAAACATATAGGTTCATATTTTGATTTCCAAGATTATCTCGAAAACGAAGCCGAACCAATGTTGTTACCTACACTCAATAGGTTTACAGTATTTCCTATACAACATGAAAACTTGTGGGCTCTGTATAAGAAGGCACAAATGTCAAATTGGACGGCTGAAGAAATAGACTTTTCCAAGGATATGGATGATTGGAATAGTTTAAGCGATAATGAAAAACATTTTATTAAATATATATTGGCTTTTTTTGCTGGTTCTGATGGTATAGTTTTTGAAAATTTAAACAACAATTTTGCAAATGAAGTTCAATATACGGAAGCGAGGTCATTCTATGCATACCAAGAACATAACGAAATGGTTCACGGTGAAACGTATAGTAAACTCATAGATAAATACATAAAAAGTTCAAATGAAAAAAAGCAATTATTTGAAGCTATTCAAAGCATACCGTGTATAGAAAATAAAGCAAAATGGGCTATGAAATGGTTTGATCGAGATAGAACTTTCGCGGAAAGACTTTTCGCGTTTGCGTGTGTTGAAGGTATATTTTTTTCCGGAAGTTTTTGTGCTATATTCTGGTTAAAAAAGAGAGGTTTGTTACCGGGTTTGTGTTTTAGTAACGAACTTATAAGTAGAGATGAAGGTTTACACTTAGAATTCGCAATTGAATTATTTAAAATGTTAAAATATAAACCGGATAAAAGTGTAATTTACGAAATTGTAAAGGATGCAGTTTCTATTGAAAAATCTTTCATATTAGATGCACTTCCGTGTAGCCTTATCGGTATGAATTCAGATAAAATGTCTGAATACATAGAATATGTCGCAGATAGACTTTTGAAACAGAGTGGTCACGATAAAATCTGGAACACAAAAAATCCCTTTGATTTTATGGAGAATATATCACTCGATGGTAAAACAAACTTTTTCGAAAAACGCGTAGGTGATTACGGAAAAATGGACGAAGATTCAAACGATATTGATTTCGAGGAAGATTTTTAAGGCGTTATAACAACCTTTTTACCATCCGAACAAGAGCACGTCACGACTTCACCAGTAGTTTCATATTCACCAACTGCTGGTAAATCCGTTTCCGTCGTCAAGTCCATAGAACCCAATTCTAAACCACTATCTATGAAAGCAAACTGTTCCTCTTCCATACCTGGTAAAGGTAATGGAATATCAACCATCGCTGGTGGTGCAGATGGACCTGGGGATGGACCTTCTACTTCTACTGGTTCTTCTGGAAATGGAGATAGTTCTTCAACTTCAAATTCTTCTCTCTTTATATTCATCATACCCCACGTAACGAGAAGAAAAACAAGTGTGTGTAAGATCAAACCTTTCGAAGTTGGGCATCCTGTTGGACTCGAAACCCAAGAACCTAATATTTTTCGCATGAGTCTAAAAGTATCTGGATTTGCAATGATAAAAAATACGAGTGCTGACATGACGGAAATGAGAAACTTCTGTTCCTGCTTTTTTCCTTTACACCCACAACCACAATCTTTGAACAAACCCATTCTGAAATTTATTTAATGTATACTTAGAAAAAAAAATATACTTAAAGTTTGTAATCTTGTATAATATACAAAAAACACAATGTCAAAAACTATCCAAGTTTCTAAGCAATTCGACCCATCCACTGTTATCTTCAGTCAGTTGAAGAAAAACAAGAACGGTGGTAAATCCGTGATGCTTTCTCACGGAAACAAAAAGAAACTCTATTTACAACTTCCTTTCATGCGTTCACCATTCGGTGTGAGCGCGTACACTGACGAATCTACTAACAGGACATCGTACTCACTCGACTTATCTTTCGACAACGATAATCAAGAAGCACTCGAACTCGCCGAACAATTGAAGGGTTTGGATGAGATTATCATTAAACATGTCGCAGATAATTCTAAAGAATGGCTCGGTAAAAAATATGATATCAATGTCATTCGCGAAGCGTTATATAAACCATTGGTTCGTCAGGGTAAGGAAGGTTACGCAGATACTCTCAAATTGAAAATTCAAACAAATCAATCTGGACAGTTCATTCCCGAAGCGTATAATTCAAATAGAGAAAAAATCGAAGTCGATCAGATCGAAAAGGGTCAACGGTGCATGTGCATCGTAGAAATAAACCAAATTTGGTTTATTGATAATAAATTCGGTGTAAGTGTTAGATTATCACAAGTTTTGTGTGGTGAATCTACAAAACTCCCTTCGTTTGCATTCCAGGGTCTTGATGACATGCCAGTAAACGATGACCAATACATTGAAGACGAAATCGAAGAGATCATGGAAGACCTGATTGACGAATAAAAATATTAATTTATATTAAGCATGGAAAAGGAACGATATTTGAAAAATTTGAAGAAAATAGAAATACTTTCCAAAAATAAAAATAACAGCGAAAAGTTAAAGGTTACTTTAGGAAAAAATCTCGTTAAAAGTATAAAGGATTTGGGATGTAACCCCGAAAAGGCTCTGTATCACCCAAACAAAGTTATGCCTTATATAGCCGTGGAAAACTCTTTAAATAAGAGAAAAGGTATAAAAAAAATAGGTCAAGGTGTATGGGGTAGTGTTTATGTAGGTTGTTTAGATAAAGAGTGTACTAAAAAAGTTGCGATTAAAATACAAAAAGAGGATTCTATATTACACGAATACAAAATGGGTAGACGTTTGAGTCCTTTAGGTGGTACCGTCAAATCGTTTTACCATGAAAAGTGCAAAGACGTTTCCGTCATGTATACCGAATACGCTAACAATGGAAATTTAAAAGAATATATGAAAAATAACAGTAAAAAATTGTTGCCTATACACTACAGAAGTATAGTAACGCAAGTACTTTACACGTTATACAAAATACACAATAAGTATCCAACTTTTAGACATAACGATTTACACACTGAAAATGTTCTCGTAAACACAACCTTAAAACCTCCCAAAGCTAAAATGTATAAAATAGGAAACACAAGTTTAAAAATTCACGATATCGGTTTACAGACACTTATATCAGATTTTGGTTTATCCACGTTAAAAGGGTTCAAGTGTCCACCCATAGATAATGATATAACATTCTATAAAAGTAAATACGGTATATTTAGGGATTCACATCCCATGTACGATGTTCATTTTTTTCTGAACGACGTTTATGCGTCAACAAATAATATACCAAACGCAGTTGAAATAAGACAGTTTATTGAACGTATACTTAAACCCGAATATATAGGTAAAGAAAGTTCGAAGGTTTTAGAATGGCGTTTGCGTTCTTCACCGTTAGGACACCCCAATTTACCAACTTTCAAGCAAATATTTAACGATAGGTTCTTTTCTCCTTATAAAAAGTCTATGGTGCCCATAGACATCAGTACCATAATAAAAAGGCGTTCACCAGTTAAACCAGTAAATATAATTGTAAAACACGGTGGTAAGACACTGGAACAAATCAAAAAAGAACTCGCGGCAAAAAACAATCCTAATAAAAAAATAACGAAACGACCGGGTCTAAGAAGAGTAGTACCCATAGTCAATATTAAACCAAAAGTTAAGGTTACTCAAACAAATAAAGGATATATTAGATTGGGTACGCGTAAGTGTGAATCCTATAAAAAATCGGAACTTCAAAAAATGGCAAGAGAACTCGGAGTACAAACACAGGGTAAAACAATTAAGAAAATATGCGACGATATAAAAATAAAATATGTATAAACAATAAATGATAGTCGCTTTAATACTATTGATAGTAGATGCTTATATTCTCATGAACACGTCAGTACCAAGTTCTAAAAAAGAAGAAAAGAGTCCAGAAAAATGGAAAGTGTACGGTACAACTTGGTGTGGTTGGACTACAAAACAATTATCGTACCTTAAGAAGAAAGGTATTACTCACGAATTCGTCGATTGCGAAAAAGGCAAATGCGACGGAATCGATGCGTTTCCTGTATTGGAAAGCCCTAAGGGAGAAAGAATAGTAGGGTATAAGGAAATTTAGATACCACGAACGATCGCGATAGAGAGGGACAAAATGAATGCGTCCAAGAACGTGTTAATTGGTTTGAGTACGGTGACGTGCTTAACCAACGATCTATTCCATGCAAATCGGAGTACAAACGTACTGATAAGAATGGCGAGAACGAAAACAAGAATTTCGGTCAAAACGTCGTTCATTTTCTTAGCGTTAGCGAGATCTCTGAGCATTTTTTACTTTACTTATTAATAATATTTTATTTTCTAGTATACTATTAATGAGAAAGAGTCTTCCCCTGAGTGGCTCCGAACCAACGTACACACAGAGATTATGGGGTCGTGCAGTTGGTATAGGAAACAATAACTGCTATGCGTATGCCGTAGGTGATTACGAAAAGTATAGGATGTCTAAAAGCATACCAGGTGAGCGTGCTGGTATACATAATTCACATTCATACACACACTGTAAAGACTTACCTAGACGTGTCATAGCCGATAATCCAAACAAAGTCTACTTAGCAAAAGCTAATGAAAAGTGTAAGAAAAGTTTTTATAAGGTTATGATGTTCGTAGCCCCGGGTGATAAAAGAAACTATTTTAGACAAGGTGATTTTCATTTCTACAAACAACACGGTATAGTAGAATACAAAGTTAAAAAAGGTAACACACACGAGAGTATCGCTAAATTTTTTAGAGTACCACTTACTCGAGTGAAACGTGCTGGTAAATGTATTCCAGGTAAACTTTTAAAGTTTAAGGCAAACGTTTTTAGTCACAAACGTGGTTGGGCGACAGGTCCTTTACTCGTAGATGCTAAAGGTAAAGTAATAACCGATCCGAGAAAAGCGTCTCGCGATTACCCTGGACTTTCGTATAAAAAATACTGTAGCTCATTCTGTGTCAAAAACAGAGGGATCAAAGTCGGACATACTCACCCCAAAGTCTCTAATAATACTCGATAAATCATCCTCGTTTTCTACAGCAAAAAATACATCGAGAGCATCAAATACGAGTTCGTTTTCTAACGTTATTGTGTTTGAAGTTGACTCATAATCATTGAATATAGATATCTGAACCCTAAATTTAGAACCATCGAACACTTTTCTACATACGGGACACGTAACCTTACCTCTTTTTTTCCAGTTTTCTAGACAATGTGAGTGAAAAATATGCCCACACCGTATAGCTTTACTATGTCTCGTCTCCCTGACATCATTGAGACATATAGCACATTGAGTCATTATCTAGATAACTTAAAGAATATATTAATCAAAATTTATCGTGCATTTAGTAAATGTTTGGCATTTTGAGAAGTGCCTTATCACACGAACCACACTGATCCTTTTGTAAATCTTGAGTTGGTTTCAAGACTTCTGGACCTTTTTCTTGAAGAAGTTTGCGAAACGAATAGTTGTCTTCGAAAGAAATACCATTTTGTTTCATGACGTAGTTGTTATACAATTGAGACGAGCTGTTTACTGTGAAGCATCGACCATCGGCCATACCAAGTCGTTGAGACATTTTATATATTATTATTACATTAGAAATTAATTTGTCTATTCTTAGTCGTAAACTTCCAAGACCTAAACCCTTTAGATTTTAGAAGAGATACGAACTTATCCATCTTGTATCCTGAAAAATCGTCAAACAATTCTTTTTTATCCTCATCACACGGCTGTACCCTGACGTTCTCGATATTGTTTATCGTATCGTTAATAATGTTGTACGCAAAAGCCACTTCCTTTAGGGTTTCTGCACCTGTTATTATAATTTTACCCGTTCCGAATATACTCGTCGTTATTTCTTTCATATCATTCGCCGGCTGAAACTTAATCTTTACCGCCGAATACTTATCTGGTTCGAACGAAACTTTAAAAACACCCGGGAACTGGCTGAAATAATCACACGTTTTCCTCAAATTTATTTTATAATTTAAACTGAAATTCGAGTTAATCATGACGATTTTAAACGACTCTATCGGTGCAAAGACGTTTTTACCCACGAACACGTCAAAGAGACACGAAATCTGCGTTATTATTTTCCTACAATTGAAAAGATCGGATGCACCAGCAACCTGAATACTCCCGTTCGGGAAAACCTTTATGGATTTTGTACTGTAATCATCAATAAAGTTTAAAGTAATCTGGTTATAAAATTTAGTTTCTTTCAAACACCATTTCCATTTCGTCGTATTGTTTTCGACATCTCTCTTAATGTAAATAGAGTCTTTTATACTCGCAAGTTTGAGTTTGCTCTTCACACTCTCGATATCTATTTCCCTTTGAAACTTAGAGACCATAGTTATAGTTGTTAGTTTCACCCACGATGGGCGAATATTTTCAGGTATTGCATTCCTAAACTCGTCCAAGGTCAAAGCATATGAAAACGTATTATTTGCAATGTTTCTATAAACCCCCTTTTTCTTTTCGTACTTTAAACAAGATATTTCGCTCATTTTTCAACTTAAAAAAAAAGTTGGTTAAAGTTAACTTAGGCTTTTAAAACATGCGGTGTTTGTGTTGTAAAAAAAAGAAAGGAATTCCTATCGATTGTAAATATTGTGGTTTAGGGTATTGTTCTGGGTGTATTCAACTTGAAGTACACGCGTGTAAAGGTATAGAATCAAAAAAAGACGATGAGTTAAATACGCTAGAAAAACAACTCGAGTTTAAACCCGATAAGAAATTCGGTATGGTATAAAAAAATGAAACGTAATTATAGTAACATTAACATGAATACTTTACCACCTCACCCTTACGTGAAAAATCACATTGAAAAAGGTATGGACTTTTCGTTAGAACTTCTCGATGCCATCGATACAATATCCAAAAAGTACAAAGAACACATTGGATATTCTATAGAGATCGGGAATTTTCACCTCGTAGACAAGTCACTTATGTATGCGTGTAGAAACCTCGTCGCGTACCATAAAAAATACAAAGATCTTAACACAAAGTACGAAGAAATGCTATTAAAAAATTGCGAACATACATTATAAATAAGTAAATAAATGGGACCCACACCTTTCGTAAACAGTAACATTCGTTCGGTTATTGCAAACACGGTTGAAGACGTTTATCACATATGTTTACGTATCGTGTATGAAATACAAAACGGTCGTAGAGGTAGAGGTGCGGTAAAATCCATAGAAGCTTACGCATCACCCGTTTTTGCGTTCAATTATAACGCAAAGTACGAAACCTCGCGCGATTTATTACCCCAAGATTACGGTACCATACACCCGGTATCTATATTTAACCATAACGAGAGTTTTTGGACAACGACACTCGAGACCGAAACCGAACTCGACTATATTTTCATGGACGATAACGTTTGGTCACCGAACGCGTATTTCGGAACACTCGACGCGTTTTTTCAACACGTTCGCGAAACGTACAACTACTCCGGAGCAATAGTAGGAACGAATTGGCTCGTTCAACCATCACTCGAAGACGAAAACGAAAACGAACAAAACGAAGTGAGAACGAGTACCATAACGTCCGTATCGGAATCCGTGATGGAACTTATCGATAAAAATTCGGCAAATATACCGGAAGGTGATTATTTACGATTGTGTGATGAATTAAAGAAACTGAGAACTTTGTAATTTTATTATATAATAATATCACTATCATTTAAAGGCTTAGACGGTTTGTTGGTATAGACTCGTTTTATACGGACCATCTCAATATACGGAGACGTCCAAAAAGGCTTAAATCGCCGAGGATTATTACACTTGCGGCACAACGGGACCAGATAATGCTTTCCATCGTTTTCACAAGTAACGTGACCTGCTACTTCAAACCATCGAGCGCACTCATATCGAGCGCACTTTTGCTTTTTTTCCAACTTCTTTTTCAATTGATTTTTTTTGTCACCGTGTATATACAGTGGATGTTTAGGGTTACCTGTTCCAGGTGTATTCCTTAAGACAGTGAACCCCCTCTTCTCTGGCAGGTAAACGTGTTTTCCGATCTTAGCCACGCGTTTCAATTTGGAAAGCTGTCGACGTGTTTTAACAACCATTTTTTTTGTTTTTAGTTTTTTTCTTAACTTAGTCTTTTAATAACACAGTTTTTTTGTAAAATAAATTAAACTAAAAAAAGTAAAAGAAATTTATAAATAGTTTAAGATCAACCTAAGTTAATAATTTGTGTATATTGATCTTAAATTACTTAAAGAAATAAGATAAGATCAATATATAAATATAAATAATAATGTCTGATCTTCACCACCCATTATCAATCAATGATTTGAAATCTAATTTTTTAAAGACTTTTAATTTTGTAGAGGACGAAGTACTTAAGTGCAATAAAAAGAATATCATTGTTAAAGCACCTGTAAAATCTGGTAAACGTGTTATGGTTGAAATATGTTCTTCAATGACTAAAGACACATACACTAATATTTTCGTGACTTCACATCTAAACAGGGATAAATCACAAATTGAAGAATTGAAAAAATATGGATTATCTGTATCCGAACTAAAATCAAAACGTAGTATTCTTGATTTAAACAAAACCTATAAGGATATTGATAGGACAAAACCTATTATTTTTCATATCGATGAATTGGATTATGGTGCTTCAGAAAAAAATTTGTTATACAAAACAGTGTGTGATATTATCAAACCAGAAATTGAAAAACACGTACTAAGTAAAGTGGTATATTATTCAGCAACACCCGATGTCATACACGAACAAAATATTGTGAATGGGGATTCATATTTAAAGAATAATAGCGAAAATCTTACTTACGTACCACCCTATAATTATATTGGTGTAAGTAAACTGCTAAGTCAAAATAGATTTAAAGAATCTGAAGAGTTTATTTTAGAAAAAAAAGACGAAAATGGTAAATTTTCATATCATTTATCTGAATTTGGTAAAGAACGTATGAAAGAATTATTACAAGGTGGAGAAAAATATGTATCTATTTTGAGATTAACCGGAAAATTCAAAGAAAGTGGTAAATCAAAGTTTGAGACATGTAAAAAATATTACTTAGATATTTTCAAAGATTATATTTTCAATAATGATAACAGAAATGATATCTATATGAAACCACCTATTTTTGTTTCTTCCAAAATCGAAGACCATGTTATAAAATGGCATGATGAATGGATATGGAGAGGTTCAAATACAAATTGTAAAACTTTGTATATATTAAACGAAACTTCGAAGAGAAGTATAGAGTTTAAGTGTCAACCGGTATTGGTCTGGTATTATACTTATAGAGGTGATAAAACACCTATAAACACGATAGTTCAAGATCAAGAAAGAGTAGTTTATTTCGAAAATAATGATTGGTTAAATAACTGCACTTTTACTATATACGGTAACGTAGAAGTCGGAAAATATTCAGCTGGTCTACTCAGTTTTGATCAATTAAGTATTAGAAGAGAAATAAGCACATGTACCGTACATAAAAAACGTGCATCTCACAACGTATTATACGAAGTGTTTAATTCGTTTCAAGAAGTAAACGATTTTTGCGAACGTAATCAATTAAGTATATGTACAGCCGATCCAGCCACCCGTAATCAAAACATTTTGAGAAGAACAATGACACTTAAAAATGAAAATATTACTCTAAATAATGATTTATGGAATAAATATAGACACCGCGAAGGATTTATCACCAATAACCATCATTCATCTCGGCGGGATATAATCAAAAACAATGCATGTGGAAATCTTTTCATGACAGAAGAAGAGTTAAAGTCTCCAAGTATTGGTGGTATAAATGAAAGACAGAGAAAACGTTTGTTTATATTCTATGATGAAAACGAAACAAATCCAAATAACTACAAATATATGTTAAAATATTACAAAGATACCAAAAACATCTTCTCAGTTTGTAAAAATACAAGTTACGCTAGTACTGTATAAAATTTTAATTAAAGAATAAACTACTAAACTATATACAAAATGACTACCTACAACCAAGCTCCGTGTAATTTCAAGTTTAAGATTGCCGCGATCGAAAAGGTCGTCGACGGTGATACCATGGACGTACTCATTGATTTGGGGTTTGACGTCATGACGCGCCAACGCGTACGACTTCTCGGTATCGATACCCCAGAATCACGAACTTCGGATCAAGTCGAAAAGGTCTACGGAAAACTCGCAAAGAAAAACCTCGCGGAATGGTGTATGAAAGCGGTTGCATCTGAAAAGGACGATATTGAGATCGAATTAAGATGTCCGGAAATGGATAGTCGCGGTAAGTTCGGACGCGTTCTCGGTGAAATCTGGGTTTCGGAAGACGGGAACTGGACCAACGTAAACAGATGGATGTGTGAAAACGGACACGCCGTCCCATACCACGGTCAAAACAAGGACGATGTTCAGGCGCAACACATGGCAAACAGAAAAATGTTAGCCGAAAAAGGTATCGTTACCGAACATAAATAATTTCGTATGTTAATGTATATGAATAAGTCCACTTTGAAATCTATGTTAGATAGAAGTCAAAAACTCAGAGACTCATACAAAAGAGCAAAAACAAACGAAGAGAGACAGAAAATTGCAAATAAAACAACTTTATTTAAAACATTTAATAAAAAACAAAATATTAATACCGTTTTAAAAAAAGAGAAAGCTATGCAAGATACAAAGAAGATAAAAAGAGATCTTGAAAATAAAATGAAAAAGGCAAAGACTAAAGAAGATATAAATAAGTATAAACCTTTGATAAACATGGCGAACCGTATTTTAAAAGGTAACTAACGCTTCTTATTTTAATTTCCGTAGGGATATTTTCTAATCCATAAATTGCATACCCACTTTTCACCTGATTTTACAGGTGCACCACCGTGTAATGCTTTTTTTGTCATACACTCATAATTATTTAACGTGTTAAAAAATAAAGCGTCGCCTTTTTCTAAACGGTACGATTTGTTTATGTTTGGAAACTCGGTTTCACCACCTTCATACTCGTCATTCAAGGCGACTATGAATGTGTACATGCGTTTATTCTTATCATCCGGAAACGAGTCTTGGTGTGGTTTATAAAACCCGCCTGATTCGTATTTCAAAACTTGTAAATCCTCACAGTTACTTAAAGGACGATCCGTCATCGAAACGCATTTACGTATAAGTTTATCGACGACGGGGTCTTCAGACGCTTTTAACCATGCAGTTTCACTTTTACGTATAGACTCGTCTATGTCACGAGACATGGAGACGGTTGATTTGTGTAGTTTTTTAGAAGCTATATTTTTTATGTGATCACACTCTTCTTCGGATAAAACTTTTTTTATTCTACGAGGTTCATAGTATACTGGTATAATGTACCATATGAGTACTAATATAGAAATAAGCACGAGTACCTTATTCATTTTAATAAACTAAGAAATTCTTTCTACCGCAGATAACATGAAATAGTAAGCTGGTAACATGACAATATTTATAACGGGTACCGTATAAGCACCATACTTTTTATCGTGATACACAAACAAACTTATCGCACAACAATACAGAGACGCAAAGTACATGAACTTACTGATGTTATAAATGTAAAAAGTACTCTTAACTATACTCGTAAACGCATAAAATTCCAATCTTCTATACTGTACAGGTGCTGATAAATTAGCTTGTGTAACAAACAATACACACATTATATAGTATAAAATATCGAATATATCAATAAACTTCTCCCACTCGTACCGTATTAACATAATACTCGTAAAAAGACATACCAAATAGTACTTATACAATTCTTCGGAAACAAGTCTATCATTACTAAATGACCTGTGTAGATGGTACAATACACGCGGAGGCATGTGTAATAATAGAGCGAGGTTAACAAAACTTTTTTGATCGAAAAAGTATGTTAGTGAAAATGGTATCATACACGTGTATGCAGATAAAAGTTCAACTGGTCTTATGAGTTTCATTTTTATATACGTATCGCGTAATCTTTAAGGCAAACCTATAAAACTAGGTGTTTTTGAATTGTATCTCGTGTGTATCTCGCGTATAACATCGTTCGTATACTTCATGAGTTCTTTGATTGTACTTGTAATTTCCAAAGACGTATCGAGAACCCATTGTCGTAATATATCACCACACGAATTGGTAAACATCTCGTACACGTCGCGAATATCTTTAAACTTTTCTTTGAGTTTATCGCGTCTTTGTAACTCTGTTATAAACTGGTGTTCGGTTAAAGTTTGTAAAAGGTACTGTATTCTCAAGTGCATGTTATTAGCATCATATATTTCGCCGTACTTATATATAAGTTCATGGTCCATTTTGTACAAAAGTATACATATTTCTAAAAGGAACTCGGGTGCATTTGCTTCTCTCAGTTCACTAATACTAGGTCTTCCACCGCACGGTATATCACCGTGTTCCCGCGTTCTCTTTTTAAACTCGAAAAAGTGTGGATTGTGTATTCTTCCAAGCTCTATATTACCCGTTCGCCAATCGAATGCTGTTTTACAATTCGTACACCACATTTGCATACACCCGTCTATTTTAGAAATCATCGTACTACATTTTGGACACGGACGTGTATCTTTGTTTATAAGTTTCATGGTTTCTACATTGTTTGGATCACAAACGTGTTCGGAATCCAAAATTTCATTACACTTTACACAAAAGTTTTTTTTACACAAACCACACTTCCAATCGGCATCTATGTAACCTCTACACTCACTAGATGGACACGCGCGAATGAAATTTCTACCCGAATCTTCATTAATATGCATGTACCTTAACCTGTTCATTTCAGAAGTTATATCTTCTATTTCTTGGCGTATTTCCCCTTCCATGTCGTCATATTCTGTAGTTCTCATTCCTCTATCATAAGAATCTCGTTTTCTTCTTTCTATTAGTGCTAGCGCATTCAATTTATCGTAATACATTTCCCGAAGTTCTCTAATACGAATTATACGTTCTACTTCGGGTTGTGTTTCTGGTATGAGTATTTTTTCACGCTCAAAAAGAACTTTCTCCCTATGTTTTTTGTATTCGACGTTTCTAAAACGTTTCGTACAAAACGAGTCTATGAAACCCCTGTTTATTTCACGTTTACATTTCATACAGTGTGGTTCTTGGATAATAGATAATAAATACGTCTGAACACACGATTTACACGCATCGTAATAACAAAAAGGACATTCAACCTTTTTGTGAATCGTTTTGTTATACGTTTCACAACAAACTTTACACGAGTCCATTATTATTCTTAATTTAAATATAGAGAATTGTCTTTAATTAATTATTCATATACGTTTTTTTAACCCAATCACGATCTTTCTTGAAAATTTTAGAAAGTTTTGGGTCCTTACGTTTAAACAAAATCATGAGTACATTGAGTCTTCTAAAAAGACCGAGGGGTGGTTCACCTGCACGAACGACTTTACCAAGCGCCCTATGTCTCGCAAGTTCCGTTTTTTCTTTAACGTCAACGTACCCGTGTTTTGAAAGGTACCCTGTGTTACTTATTGGAATTTTCATTTATTTAAACTTAGGATTTTTATTTTGAAGCATTTGCTAGTAAAAATAGACTTATAGCATCAATCAAATCAGTATAAACTAGAATTACACCTATTAAAAGTACGACAGTGATAATATAACACAAAATGTAAAAGGTTGTTCCTTTCGATTTTTTTCTTTCTTTTCTTACTGATGGACCTGCTCTTTTTTTTGAGTTTACACTAATGAAAAGGCAATGTTCATATTATCCCATAATGTTTCTGTATTTATTTCACTCTGTGATTTAAAAATTACTCTAGAATTTTCATAAGTAGCATAACGATATTCATTAGGTTGTGTTCCCACTCTTAAAATTCTAAAAGTAGTATTGTTATCATCTGGTTTACTAGATTGTATTAATGTAAATAGTTGTTTATTTTGAACAGTACCATTTTGTTGTAATATATTATTATCATCAATGTAAAAATATTCATCACCTTTTTTAAAGTATACAAACTTATTGCCATATGCGGGAACATTTTCTAATTGTAAATCCCTGGCTATTTCGGCATCTCCGATTTTAAGTAAATACTTTATATTATCATATTGAGTTGTAAATTCCCTAACATCTATATTCGGCGAAAATGTAGATGTATAAGTACTCGTTATTTTTAATGACATATCGAGGTCTTCTACCTGTATGGAAATACCGTTACCACCTTTATATAAATATTTTTCCGATACAATTTCTGGGTACATAACATCTTCTAAGTATTTCACTTTTATTGTAATATAGTTTCTACCTATCACATTATACAAATCTTCTCTTACACATGTACTTAATTCATCATTATCAGTACTATATTTCATACATGTACTTATTTCATTATTAACTGTTGTTTTATCGTTATCAAACGTAATAACCAAATCAGAACTACTTAAACTTTTAAAATATTTCATATTTTCATCATTACTATCTGTTGGTCTATTAATAGAGTACACGTCAATAACATAACCATCCCCTGATGTTTCATACTTTAATTCATTCTCATCTAAAGGTCCCGACTTGTTCATGGTTTCATCGAACACGTATCTTTTAAAAATGATGGTTTTTACGTTTGTAAAGTCTTGCATGTTTTTCCATTTAAATGAAAAATTTACATTCTTAGACAAGATCTTTTCTATATCTTCATTTTCGTACTGATATCTTTCAATCTCATACCCACTATACGAACTATTTTCGATATTAAGATCATTTTTCTCGTCCATTGGCATTGGGTTTATAATTTTACTATATGCGTTATTATCATAATCTATATAAGGCACTAGTTGTTTTGATTTTTTACTATATGCGTTATTATCATAATCTATATCAGACACTAGTTGTTTTGATTTTTTAACTAATTTATCAAATAAGTAGATACCTAATAAAAAAATGACAATCAAGACAATCAAGAGAAAAAATCCTAAAATGAAAGTAATAGTATTATTCATCGTGTTTTATATTATATAACAAAAAAATATTAATTATCATTTATAAATTTTTTTGATGACGCGACTACGTTAGTTTCGGAATCATAACTTATTATTCTTTTAATTTCGTTACCATTTAAATCCAATATCTTAACATATATATCGTCCCATGTGGAATAGCTAAGATTAGTAGCATTTGTATTATACACTTCAACTCTTTTTATATCTTCAATTTTATATGCTTTACCTAAATTAATCTTAATCCAGTTTAATTTTCCAGGGGTTGTCTGATAATAATTATCAAATTTTCCTTGAAATAGTACTTGAGCAGGTAATTCATTTTCCTTATATTCTTTATCTTGGTCTTTAGCCATTTTATAACCACTAGTTTCAACTTGACTATAACGTGTACCAAAACCACTTGTAATATTTTTAGTCATACTACCGTTGACACTTGCAAAAACTCTAATATCAGACAGAGCTAAAGAATAATAATCTACATCTTTTTCAAAACCTATCCATATATATTTAACAATTTCATCTTTAGTTGGAAATGTAAAATCTTGTTGATAATATGTACTAGCTTCATTTGCATATTTAGTTACCATTTCATTAGATCTACGAATTTCATCCTCCTCAAAATTCAGTAATTTGACATATGTACCTCCCCAATACTTCTTAAACCAATTATCACTATTATTATACACTTCAACTCTTTGTATATCTTCAACAGGATAATTTTTACCTAAATCAATCTTAATCCAGTTATCATTTTTATCTCTTTGAGTACCAAAATAGTCATTTTTAGAGGAAGTTGCATTTTTATCGAACATAATACTTCTATGCTCACCCCACTTAACAGTACCACCTTTCTTAGATTGACCCGTAGTTCTAGATTCGACATTCCCATACGTTTCACCAAAACCTTCTACAATATCTTCATCGTTAGATATTACTTTAATTTTATGAAGAGTTAATGACTTGTCTTGTGCTTTATAGCCCTCATAAGCAGAATCATCAGTAGTTGCATCAAAAAATTTATTATTGCTTTTATCCCACCATATATACGAACCAGCCCATTCATAACCAATCCACACGTATCTTACATAATCACGTTCATCATCATTTAAAACTTCTATTTCACTATAATTAACATTTAATAAATCAATTACATATACCCCGAGAGTGCTAGGTAAAATGACCGCGTAGTTATCCGAAACAGCAACGGAACTACCAAATTTTTTATCTACCGGGTGTTCAGGTTTATACACCCTTGTTCCCTTATCTAATTTACCGTATATACGTTTATATATGTAAACAGCACCTCTTCTCGTTTGTTCCCCTTCCGCTCCTATTATTGCATAATTATTACTTAATGATACAGAACACCCAAACTTATCAAATTCTTTTGGATTATCGCTAGGAACTATAGTTTCTTCCTTATTCCATGGATCAGTACCACCTTTGTTTATATACATGTATACTGCGTTGTTATTTGGTGAACCTACAAGCATATAATTATCTAAAATAGAAACAGGTCCTTCGTGAGTAAGTGTTTGAATTTTAATCCATTTACCTTCCAAATTTTGTTTATATATGTTTTTACCTATAATTACGGTATTATCTGATACAGCAATGTTATCGCTAATATCTTCTATTAATGTACCATTAGTATCCCAATAATCTCCATCGCCTTTTTCGTATATGTACGTGACACCTGTTTTTATTGAGTCCCATTGCCACTTATTCTGCCAGTCTTTTGGTTCTAGGACATACATTTTATAAACAGGTGCGGTAACTACTAAATAATTTCCTGAAAAAGCAACATTCGTACCAAAACCATTCATTCGAAAATAATTACCTCGATTCTCACCAGTGTCATATATACTTTTTTGGAATTCTATAATAGCAGCACCATCATTTTCAGTTTTAGTATTTTTAGTAGTTAAGTTACCATTACTATCAATTTCGAAAATATACACTTTACCTTCATCTTTTAAACCAACAATTACGTAATCATCTAATATGTCAATAGAAGAAATGTTTTTTTTGCTATCGTTTTTTATATCCACTACAATATTATTTTTTTCTTCTTTTGTATCGTTATAAATTAAATGAAAAAGACCTTTATATTGGTCACAATCAGTATATTCGTAAATAACTGTATACTTATCATTCATAGCCATCATCAAATCAGTATCATTATTATAACAGTTATAAGAGTATAAATGTATATTTTCATCTGTAATTTTTAATTCTTTTTGTATTTCCGTTTCTGAATTACCATTTATTTCTTTATAGTCTTCAAAAGGCTTTACGTACATTGTAGGTTCTTCTTCCAATAAACTGTTTTTATTAGGATTTAAATCGTCGATACTATTCCATTTTGTGTCAATATCAGGTTTATAAAGTATCATACTTTCAGAAGATGGATATTTTGTAATAAGTTCATCACCTTTATTTTTGTTACATTCAGTACCGTTACCAGTTTTTTCCCGTGTAATATTATATGTCCATTTTTGACACGTTAGATAATCTTTATCATCACAATTTTCAATTATACCATCAGTAGTTTCCCAACTACCTATACAATCAAGATTATTTTCAGGATCCTTAAAATGTTCACCAAAATTCACTGCATTCAATAATGGATTATTTATCAAATCACTATTATCATTTGGGTTTAAAGAAACTGACACCTCGAAATTTTTATATTTTTGTAAATTAGTTTGAGTGGGCCAATTAACAGTAATAACATCATTGTTATTTTTTAAACATTTATTACCTTCACCAATACCTTCTACTGTTATATTATACTTCCAGTTTTGACAATTAAAACCACCAGTATTATTTTCGTTTGCATCTTTATCGCATATATATTCATTCCCATCTTTAACAAATTCGGCAACACAGTCTTTGTTACGTTCACTATATATATCTGTCCAATTTTTATTTGTAAAATCGTCATTTATAGGCTGAAAATAATTTGAAAGTTCCATGTTAAAGTCTTTTTGATTTAATGGTAAAAATTCGGAAGTATTTAATAATTTCTTAATACCAGAATTATCAAAATAATATAAATACACTTTGATACCTGCTATATCATCCGTGTTTTTAAAAGCGTGATCTTTTAATAATTCCAAGTTAGGTGTTTCTTTAAAATTTTTAAAAAAATCACTGTCATCTTTTACAATGTTTATAGTTTCTAATGGTGCATATCCATCTTTCTTAACAACGATTACCCATTCCTCGACGGTTTCGTTTATACCATTAGTATTATACCATTTAAAATTTATTTTGTTTATTTTATAAATACCATTGCCTGTATTATCATCATTATTAATTGTAATTTCGTGATTTTTACTATGTGTTCGTCCATTAAGTTTAACTATATATTTTTTAGTACCAGGTGAATTTTCCTTCCAATTTAAACTAAAAGTTTCTTCTTCATTATCATTAAACTTATACGAAATAATCTCTTTATTATACCCTTTTTTTTCTTGGCTCATTAAGTTCGACGGTCTTGTATTTGGTTTCTCCCCTTCTTCGTGTATAGATACAGTATATTTATAATTAGGGTTTTTAACGTTAGTAAAATTCGCAGTAACATCTAAACCGGAGTTAACTATATTAACAGTAAAAGTTGGCGGGTTTATAGGAACATATAAATCGTTAGTTGGAATTACCCAATTAAATATAAGGTAATTCAGTTTTGAACTGTCTTCATAAAAATATAACATATCATTTCTTTTTAAAAGTTTATAACCATAATCTGTACCAAAATCATAACTAGGAACTTTTTTATTACCAGTTTTAGAATCATGAATATCTTTCATTATTGAAGTAATTAAATATTCTCGATATATTTCTGGGTTGTCGTCTGAAGAATCACCAAAGTACAAATCCCAAGCTTGTTTACTATGATCGAACCTTAAATGCAGTGAACCTTCATCAAGAACTTCTAAATCTAGTGTTTCCACTGGTTTAACCTGAACACCATAATAGTCTGTGACTAAATCATATTTTTCTATTTTTTTAATATAATAAAAAAGTAAAATTATTACTATAATGATAAAAACAAGTAGTATCATTTTATATAATATAACGTAATAAAATTATAATTTAAACTTAGGATTTTTTTCGAGTTTACCTTCGTGAAACACAACCGGATTATAATACGTTCCATCGGCATAGTACACTTTAGTATACCACGACTTTGAATTAGCATCCCAAACCTCACGTCTTTTTAAACCACACTTATACTTAACCCGGTTCTCCATATCTTCTCTACTTCCAGTAACTTTTCCCGTCTTGTTACCTTTGACAATGGTTTTTGCCTTTTTCACGTCGTTAATAAAAGAGATATATCGAATAAGTCCAGTGTACATATTTTATTAACGATTTGTGTTTACTTTTTATATTACTTATTTTTGTTGGTACTTTGTTTGTTTATTTAATTGCGCGAGACGCGTCTTTACCGCTATTTCGGTTATACCTTCGTTAATGTTCTTTTTGAGTCTGCTTACGTTTTTAGCCGCGCGACCTTTCATAGTATTGTTAACGAGTTTCTTAAGGTTCGCCTTCTTATTTCTGGGCGGTGGTGGAGGTTTATTTTGCATAGCTTTTATCAATTTAGCTTGAACATTTTTTCTTTTCTTTTCATCCATGTTTCGTTTTATATTACCCTTAATTCTATTAAACGCCCGATTTGCTTCCATACCTTGACTTCCAGTAAATATACCTTTTCTCCACTGCGTAAGGTTTGCACTATTTATGTATTTCTTACGATCAGCATTCGTCATGTTTGGGTACGTTTTGGATATGTATTCTGCGAGTTGTTTCTTGACTTCTTGACGTTTCTTTTTATTTGCAGCTTCGTTATAATTACCGTTTAGTTTTTCGGATTCTATGACTTTTTCTATACTCGGTGCAATGTTCTTAATCTGAACACGGTAATTTTTAAGTTGATTGAGTAATTTGTTTTTAACTTTTTGGTTCATTTGTGTCGATTTAACTTTATTAGTCAGGGATTCGCGCATTTTTTGGTTTTTTGCAGCTTTCTTTTTATTTTCCTCTTCCCTTTTCTTCTTTTCCTCCTCTTCCTTTTTCTTTTTTTCGCGTCCTTCTGCTTTTTTCTTTTCGATCATTTCTTCCTTCGCCTTTCGATTCGCTTCCTCTTTTTCCTTCGCTTTTCTGATTGCCTCTTCCTTCGCCTTTCGATTCGCTTCCTCTTTTTCCTTCGCTTTTCTGATTGCCTCTTCCTTCGCCTTTCGATTCGCTTCCTCTTTTTCCTTCGCTTTTCTGATTGCCTCTTCCTTAGCCTTTCGATTCGCTTCCTCTTTTTCCTTCGCTTTTCTGATTGCCTCTTCCTTAGCCTTTCGATTCGCTTCCTCTTTTTCCTTCGCTTTTCTGATTGCCTCTTCCTTCGCCTTTCGATTCGCTTCCTCTTTTTCCTTCGCTTTTCTAATTGCTTCTTCCTTAGCCAAACGGTTAGCTTCAGCTTTTCTATTTGCTTCTTCCTTCGCCTTTCGTTTCGCTTCCTCTTTTTCCTTCGCTTTTCTAGTTGCCTCCTCCTTCGCTTTTCTGTTAGCCGCATCTTCTCTTGCTATACGATTAGCCTCTTCCTTAGCCAAACGGTTAGCTTCTGCTCTTTTATTTTCAAGCAATTTTACGATCGCATTTTCGGCACTTTGTTTGTTAGCGTATTTTTTATTACCACCACCAAAAAAACCTTTTTTAGCACCGTTTTCAAAATTCTTTATTATTTTCGCAATATCGGAATTACTAACATTATACCTAGTCTTCAAATTACTCACGTTTTGCTCTTTTTTTTGAAGTCGATTCCTTTTCAAATTTTGTGCTTTACGAATCGCGTTAGCTTTTATTGTATTAAAATTTTCACCTTTGTTAAAACGCCGTAAAAAGTATACTTTGTTTTCGTTTGTCATGTTTTTCGAATTGTTTAATATTTTACTTAAAAGTTTTTGTTGTTCGTTTCGAATACGTTTGTTTTCCTGATTTTTCTCTTTTTGAAGTCGATTCCTTTTCAAATTTTGTGCTTTACGAATTGCGTTAGCTTTTACTGTATTAAAATTTTCACCTTTGTTAAAACGCCGTAAAAAGTATACTTTGTTTTCGTTTGTCATGTTTTTCGAATTGTTTAATATTTTACTTAAAAGTTTTTGTTGTTCGTTTCGAATACGTTTGTTTTCCTGATTTTTCTCTTTTTGAAGTCGATTCCTTTTCAAATTTTGTGCTTTACGAATTGCGTTAGCTTTTACTGTATTAAAATTTTCACCTTTGTTAAAACGCCGTAAAAAGTATACTTTGTTTTCGTTTGTCATGTTTTTCGAATTGTTTAATATTTTACTTAAAAGTTTTTGTTGTTCGTTTCGCACGCGTTTATTTTTCTCATTATTTACATTAGTTCTGTTAGGTGCATTAGGTTGCGGTGCATTGGATTGTGGTGTATTAGGTTGTGGTGCGTTGGATCGTGGTGTATTAGGTTGTGGTGCATTGGATTGTGGTGTATTAGGTTGTGATCGTGGTGTATTAGGTTTTGATTGTGGTGTATTAGGTTGTGGTGCGTTGGTTCGTGGTGTATTAGGTTGTGGTACGTTGGATCGTGGTGTATTAGGTTGTGGTGCGTTGGTTCGTGGTGTGTTAGACATGTTTAACCTTTCTTCTATGTTTTTTCTTACCCTATTGAAATTTTTAGTCGTTTTAAAGTTTTGTAAAAATTTTTGTTTCGTGTTATTATTTAAATTTTTGGAACTGTTAAGTAAATTAGTCAATTTTTTCAGTTGTAATTCGAATTCTTCTTGTTCCATTCTTTTGTTAAAATTTGATTGAATTTGTTTTACATTTGTTTCAGAAACATTAGTTCTACCTGTTTTTGGCGTAGACGGTGTTTTTGGTGTAAGCGACGTTTTTCTTGGTGACAAAAATGTCGGTCTCTTAAAACCCTGTCTTTTTATACTGTTACGAAACGGTATCTTACTTTCTGATTCGATAGTTTTAGGGTAAAGTTCTTTGTATAATCTTTCCCATTCATCATTAAATTGAGAATTTGTCATGTTAAGTGCACCCATGTTACGAAGATATTTCTTAGCTCTATCTTTACCCATTTGAAAGAAACGTCTCTTCTTAGCAAGTTCGTAAACATTTTTATTATTATTCTTATTTCTGTTCGTATTATTCTTAGAACGAGATAAACCAGATATAATTCTACTAAGATTACTTATTCGTTTGTTTTTCTGGACTTTCACAACTTTTTCACTCATAGAATATGGTGAAAGATTGTTATTATTTTTGTTATTTCTTAAAAAAGTTTTACGTCGTAAGCCACCGAAAGAAACGCGTTTTCTTGAATTTACTTCGTTTATCGCATTGTTTCTCAAGTTTGCTCCATTTACCTCGTTTCTCAAGTTTGCTCCATTTACCTCGTTTCTCAAGTTTGCTCCGTTTACCTGATCGTTTCTCAAGTTTGCTCCATTTACCTCATTTCTCAAGTTTGCTCCATTTACCTCATTTCTCAAGTTTGCTCCGTTTACCTCATCATTTCTCAAGTTTGTATTGTTTACAAAACCCCTATTACTCTCTCTTATAATTTTCGTTTTTTGCGTAGAGTGAAACTTGATAGGTTCGTGAATTTTTAACGCATGAAGTCGTCTACCTATTATAGAAATGAGCTGAGCCTTCGTGAGTTTTTTATCCGCATGTCTCGCTACACCCACTTTCTTAGCTATACGTCTTATACTCGTGACTTTAGTAGACGAACTAAAAAGTTTATCGAAATCTGCCATTGTTAATGGCGATTTCCTATCTAACATGTAAGACCTATCCCTACTCAAAACTAAAGGTGGTAATGGTAACTTACCATCCTGGATAGATGAATATACGTCACATATTTCACTTCTAGAAAGTTTCAAATCTATACCAGTGTTTTGTTTAAGGAACGTCTTAAGATTTTGTGAATTTACTCCTGGATCACACGCGTCCATATTGATATAAACCAACAAAAAAGTTTATAGCGATATGCCTTTCATATATAATTTCATTTTTTCCTCGTATGTCATGTTAAAATTGAAAACATCGGTTTGACCAATGTCTATATCTACGATTTTACTATTCTTGATAACATTCTGTTTTCTGTTGTTCAAAGTAGATGCAATAAGCGCTTCTGCAAATTGTTTGGGGTTTTTTATATCTTCTATAAACTCATTTTCCATTTTCATACGAACACAAAGTATTTTTTCTGGTTTTTTATCTAAAAATGGTGTTGTTGGTAAAGTTTCGAGTGTCCCTCCATCAACATAAACTAAACCATCGTACCTATAAGATGAAAAAATGAGTGGTATAGCTATACTCATACACAAAGCGTCTATGACCTTCATATCCGGGTGTGTATCTTTTGAAAAATAAACCGTTTTAGACGTGTTTACACAAAACGCCGAAATGTATATTTTCTTATCTATTTCCGAAAAAGTAAGATCGGATTCAAAAATGTCTACAAACTTTTGGCGTATAGGTTTCAAATCGACTAACCCGTACTCGTTTAAAAAACATTTCAAGTTTAGTTTTACGAGTTCTTTACCATTTAATAGAGCTAACTTATATACAATGTCATCTATAGTAAATCCTAAAGAGAGAAATAGTATTATTATTGCACCTGCTGATGCACCTGAATATTCTTTAATATTTTCCAATGAAGATTCTATTGTTTTGAGGTACCCGAGCATAGAAAATACACCCATAGCACCCGGTCCAACAACGAGATACTCGAACATTTCATCGTTTAATAGTACTGAGGAAATTGCTTTCTCAAAAGAGCGAACACAAGTGCGAAGACGATCGTATGAACAACGGCCGAAGAGATGCTGGTTTGACCCGAGGTGAAGAGACCCTTGGATCCTGGTGGAATGGTCAAAAGCATGCCTGGACTGAGGAGAATAAAGAGCATGGTCGTAACGATCAAATCTGTTTTTGTAAGAACGAGACCCATACCCTTGGCGATGAGAGAGAATGCAAGAAAGAATACGAGAGCGTGAAACAAAACGGCCGTTCGTCCAGTTAAACCGTCTCTGAAAGCAATCTTGCTTCCATCTGTTCTGAGAAGAATACCTGGACTGAGCGCTAAAAAAATCGAGGCTGGTAAAGTAACTTTTTGTGAGGTAATATCTGGGAGCATGTTTGTATATATATTCATTACATAATAATCTAACTTCCATATTTGGAATTGTAAAAGCAAAATTCAACAAAATCATTGTAATCTGCAAAATTTAAAATGCGGTGTGATAGAGCTGCATCGTATAAGTACTGTTGTAGTATCCCCCACATATATCGGAGTTCGTCCTGGTATTCCAATTCCCAGTCGTTTATATGTAAAGGTTCGTCTATGTTGACTTCATCTTCATAATCGCTATACTCGGCATCATTACCGTGCGTAGCTTCGTAAACGTATTGATTCCAAACCATTATTATTCTTGTTTCTTATCTTTCAAACCAGTAAGTGAGAGTGATGTTGATTCTTTTGTTGGTAAGCTATCAAGTATAACCTTTAAGGCACTTTCAGCTTGTTGTTCGTTACCATCAAAAAAAGTAACCAAACCGTCTTTAACTGAGGTTTTATTTAAACCTTGTTTTCTGGAACTTGTCTTGACGGAAATTTTACCCTTTTTAAGGTTAATAACATCGAGACCATTATCGGTCATGAGTTTCTTGACTTGCATTTTTAAAGATTTTTCAGCCTGAACTAAAATCTTTATATCTTCTCTGGCTTCTGTAATTTGCTTGTTAAGTTCAACCAACTTAGAGACGCTGTTAGAAAGTTCGTCCGAAGGATTTTGGGACATGTTTTATATTATAAACTAAACTCTTATTCTTTAAATAAATATTTAACACAATGGTCTACGCATGGTATCTGGAGCAATAGTAGAGTTGTTCCACACGAATGGTTCCTTAGAATTTGGTGGTTCGGCGCGAACTTGTTGGTTGGCGTTTCTCAAAGCACCACCAACCGTTTCTGGGAAACCGATTTGGGCACGTGGCTCGAGAAAGTTTTGGCCCGCGAGGATATCTTCTGGTGCAAACTCACCAAAATCTTCTTGGGAGGCAACTTCTCTTGGGAGCAAAGAAGACGCGAGACCCGTACCCGCTTTCATTTCACAACCTTCACCTGGTTGCGCGGATGGACCGGCAACCTCCTCAAATCCGCTTGGAGCATACATGCGTTCTTCTACGGAATATTTGGAAGTGCTTCTAGTCGTGAACATGAGGTATATTACAACCGCGATGGCGAGGGCGATCAAGACCTGTCTTGGAGTGACTTTTTTGAACTTCATCATCTTATCTTTATATATAATAAATAATTTTTTTATTTTGAATCTTCGTCTTCAAACATACATTCTTCTGGGTATGCTTCTACTTCTACTTCTTGGGGGACTGGATCATCTACACTTTCGAGTTCTGGAACTTTTTCTTCTTCTTCAAGTTTTACCTGAACAACATTCCATGACGGACCAAAGTGCGATCTCGCGAACCATAACCCGGAAAATTCAATAAAAACGGAACAGGTTGCACCTGGTGTAATTCCCTCGAAATCAATTGGTTGTTTCTTTGCATCAAAAACTTTAGATGCACTAATACGTTCGGCTGTGATAACTTCGTCTTTGATGTAAGCTTTCGCGATCGTTTTTTCGGAAACTTCTTTACCAAACCAATCTTTACTTTTTTCTAAAGCAGATTGAATGTTCGTAATATGAACAGCTTCTACTTTAGCCAAATTATCGTCGCCTGAGAGTTCAAACGAAACGTCTTCGTTATCCACTTCCAATACCTTAACACCCTTTAGCTGAATGAAACATCTTTTACCGTCATCTGTCGTCGCCTTCACGTGTCGCATACCGTCATCTGTCTTGAATGGTGAGTCGTAAATCATTTTATATATTGCTTTGGTTTCATTTCTTTAAACCAATAAAAGGTATCATCGACGATTTTTCGAGTATAGGTTTTGGAACCCAATGGTCTCTAACAGGTTTGAAACCGTAAAGCGTCTCTTCCATTTTAACATTGTTTATATTTGAGGGTAAAGGTTTTGCTTTTATTGGTCTGAAATTGGTTTCGTTTCTAACGTAATCCAAATTGTTAACTTTTTTCCATTCCATTTTCTCGAGATTGAATATATGATTCGATTGTGTTTTAAGGTACCCTGGTGGTGTTTTTAAATTTGTATTCGTCGATTTCAAACCGTAAAACAAGTGTTTACTGAGTTTATCTTTGGATGGCGTCGTTGTGGATAACTGGTACTTTTTGGGATTCACATCAGCCGCTTTTTTCATTACTCGAGGTCCGACTTTTGTATATTTGCGAAACGCATGTGGAGACTTACCGAGTTTTATACCTACTTTTTTAGCAATTGTATCAATTGTATCCGTTCCCAAAACTTTTTTTGATGTTAATTGTCGAGAAAGGGCTAACATTCGTTTTCTATCCTTATCTTTTTTACCAGGTCTGAGACCCATCTTTTGCATCATGTATATATCCTCTATGAGGTAGTGTACTGTCGGAACTTGTATATATTTATACTTTTTAGTATACGTCATATTTTTGTTACGGTTTCTAAACGTCATTATAGTACCGTTTCTAACATTTTTCTTAGCAACGTTATACCCGAGTTGTTTAGGACGCATAAACGCAATATCGAGAATACCACCAAAATTTTGATCCTCGAGTTTACCCGATTTAATGTTAAACACACGAAACTTCATGTCTAACGTAAACAGTTCAACATCTATGAGTACATTTGCAGCATTTTTCACGTTTTTACGTTTAGGCATTAACGTGTACCTTCTGGTAACATGGTACCCTTCTGATTTTTTAGACGTTGCAGATGTTAATCCTATAAACCGAGCGATCTTATATCCCCAATTTGTTCTATAAATTGTTTCAGGTTCATTGTAATTATCTTTATAGTATTGTCCCGTTTCTCTAAGAACTTTGTTTATGATTTTATAATTGTCACGTTGTGCGATTTCACCTAATTTGTTCCATAACAAAAGTTTAACGGCTTGTAATTTACCGAAATACTTATCATCAGGTTTCATTTTTGGTACAAATTTCGTATCTATATCGGTCGTTATAACACGGTCTACGGGTTTCAGATAGAAATTCGTAGCTTCACCCCCACTAATTATTAAATCACCCATTGGATTTAAAAACTTCGTGAGTTCGTCAATTATACCGTACATTAAAGGTCGAATAGATTCCGTGACAAGTACTTTAGCCGCATCTTCGAACGTTTCGTTAGGGTATAATCTTTTTACACGCGCCCTAAATTTTTTTACATTATCCTGACTATACTCTTCTGAAATGTACTTATACAAAGTTTTATCACCAAAACACACTTTCTTCTTTACCCATTCATTTATGGTTCTTTTTTCGTAATCACTGAACAAGGGGAAAAAAGTGTCTGGTAATCTCTTTACATTTTTTTCTTTCGGTTGGGCAGTTACCATTATTATATTGCATATATAATAATAATGGCGTGCGAAGACATTTTCGGTGAATGTAGATGTTACGCCGACGTGAACAGTTACGATTACCTCGAGAAACAGAAGTGTGGTATACTAAAAAACGAATACATCATACCATGCGATCCAGAATGTTGTTCTGGTGGTTGTCCCGGTCAGGACAAGAATGCCTCACCTCGTCAACCTCACGGGTTTGGTCGTTTAGATTTCCCTTACGAAGTAAACCGTATTTTTATATTAGCTATAATTTTTACAATACTACTTATTTTGTTAAGTAGTTACATTGTTTATAAAAAATGACTTAAAGATACATGGTCTAATATAGATATAAAATGTCCTTAGAAACTGTACTCGAAGAAATCACCGCACTCCGCTCCGAAATCAAGACCTTGACTAAACTCGTTAGAAAGGTTAAAAACAAACAAGACGACCCGAACGGTGAAAAAGCTGCCGCTCGTGCGCAAAATAACGGGTTTAACCGAAAACAAGAAGTTTCCGAAAAACTTAGAAACTTTCTCGGTTTAGCGGAAGGTGAACTCATTTCAAGAAGCGCGGTTACTCGTGCCATCAATAAGTACGTGACCGAAAAGGGTTTGAAGCATCCAGACAACGGTAGAGTCTTGGTTTTGGATGAAAGTCTCAAGGATCTTCTTCAACCACCAGATGATGTTCAAATCACATTCTTAAACTTGCAAAAGTATTTGAGTCCACACTATATTCAACCTAAGTAACTTAAAAAAATAATAACATATAATAACAAATAAACATGATTATCGATAGGTCAACTGTCGAGACCCTTGTTGGTACAAAGATATCAAACATAGATTTGTACCAAAAAGCATTTAGACACAAATCTGCGTTAAAAGAAGATGAAACTCTAGATGGTTCTTTCGAAACACTTGAATTTATAGGCGATTCCGTATTAGGTTTTGTGATTACTAAATTTTTATTTGACAGGTACGAAAACAAACAGGAAGGTTTTTTAACAAAAGCAAGAACGAAACTTGTTCGAGGTGAAACTCTCGCCAACATAGCAACCAAACTCGAACTCTACAAATGGGTTCAAATGGACGAAAAAGGTATGCGTAACGAATGGAATAAAAACCCTAAAATTCTAGAAGACGTCTTTGAATCTCTCGTTGGTGCAATTTACATGGATCTAGGTTTGCTTCACGCGAAACAGTTCATTCTAAACATATACAATAACCCAAACTATGTAAACATGAATTGTATCATGATCGATGATAATTTTAAAGATCACCTCATGAGGTATTGTCAAACAAACAATCTCAATTTACCAGATTATCGCGTCATATCACACGAGAATGGTATTTTTTACATAGACGTCTATGTAGATAGCACGTTTCTCGGAAGAGGGTGGGCTAAAAATAAAAAACAGGCCGAACAATACGCTGCAAGAAGCTTCTTCTATCCACCACACCTAAACTACTTAAACAATAAAAACACCAATTATCTAAAATAATGTTAAAAAACTATTTACTCGTAGCGGGTGGTTTTGTAAGTACTATAATAGTTCTAAAAATATTTTTTAGAAAACCACCACCAAAAGTCACTTACGAAACAACTTCATACTTGGAAGAAGATGATTCGGAAAATATGAGTATGAGTACAATAGACGAAAATTTACCAAAACTTTGGGCAATGAAAAAAGAAGAACTCGTGGACGAGTGTTTAAGAAGAAACATAGCGTGTTTGGGAACCGTTCGTGTTTTAAGAGAAAGGTTACGCGTCGCTCGCGAAGAAGATGCTTAAAAACGTGAAAAGTTTATCTTTTAGCATGCACCCAAATGTAAAAAAATGGCTCGAGTTTGAATATGCACCACAAAAATCACAAGAATGGTTGGATTTACGCATGCGTATGCTTACTGCATCGGACGCCGCATCTGCTATTGGCGTAAACAAATACGAAACACCCGACCAACTTCTACTACGAAAGTGTGGGAAAGGTCCAAAGTTTGAAGGTAACGAGGCAACGAGACACGGCGAAAAGTACGAAGACGAGGCGCGAATACTTTACGAACAAAGACACGACGAAGTCGTACACGAACTTGGTTTGTGTCCACACCCAAAGTATTCGTTCTTAGGGGGGTCACCCGATGGCGTTTCCGAATCAGGTAAACTCGTCGAAATTAAGTGTCCCATGATGCGTGAAATAAAACCGGAAGTACCCGAACACTACATGCCACAACTCCAACTTTGTATGGAAATTCTCGATCTCGAGGAAGCTGACTTTATTCAGTATAAACCAGCCGACTTTAATTGGCCCAAACCCGAAGAGTTCGTCGTCGTTAACGTTAAAAGAGACCGTGGGTGGTTTGAAAAATATTTACCCGTTATGGAAGCGTTTTGGAATAAAGTACTGTATCACCGAGAACATGGTATAGAAGAACCCGTTAAAAAAACGAGGAAAAAGAAAGAACTTATCAGGCCAGAGTGTCCCATTTTCACGGATTCCGACGACGATTATTTTGACGAATAATATAAAAGTATATGAATGAAACTTAACAGGGTTGCAAGGGTGTCGTATGTAATAGGTAAAAGAACCATAAAACTAAGAACGAACAAGTTCAGAACAGCCTCGACGAGGTTTATACCGTATTGTGTCGACTTAATAAACTCAAACGATTTTAGTCCACAACACATCGAATATTATATCGATACAATAGCAAAAGCAGAGGCAATAACACTCGCTGTACAAATTGCAAGTGTTTTAATTAACCTAAGTCAAAAAAACTAATTATTTTTTTAAAGTAAAAATGTTAAGTTTTGAAACACAGTGTAACCTTGTAAAAACCAAACTCAATGGCCAACTCTACGCACCTTACCAAAAAGAAGGTGTTCAATGGATGTTGGCGATGGAGAATCAAAAAAACGGTCCAAAAGGTGGTTTTTTGTGCGACGAAATGGGACTCGGTAAAACCATCCAGACCATATCAACAATGTTGGGGAACCCACAAAAAAATACACTCGTTATCGTTCCGAAATCTATAGTCACGCAATGGAAAGAGGAAATAAACAAGTTTGCACCTTCACTTTCCGTGTTCGTATACGATGGTCCAGATAGAACAAAAAATGTAAGCGATTTGTGTAATCACGACGTTATTATATCAACGTATAGTCTTCTCATTGAAGACGCAAAAATGTTACACAGAATCATTTGGGGTCGCGTTATATTAGACGAGGCACACGAAATCAGAAACGAAAAATCAGCAAAGTTTAAATCAGCGTGTCAATTGAAATCCGAAATCCGATGGTTACTCACGGGAACACCCGTGTTTAACACTATGCACGATTTCATAAATCTGAGTACATTTCTCGGTATACCGAGATCGTATTCTCAAGGCATGACTAAACACGTCAAAGATACGTATATTTTGAGACGCACTAAAAACGATCTCAAAGAGTTTAACGCGAATCTCGAACTCCCACCGTGTTATTTCGATAACGTCGAACTCGAAATGTTTCCCGAAGAAAAGAAACTTTACAAACACGTGTTCTTAGAATCACAAGAACTTATCAAGGAAATTCTAAAAACAACGCGTAACGTTAACATGCGTAACATGCAATTTCTCGAGTGTTTATTACGAGCGCGTCAAGTCATGATTTGGCCCCAAATGTACTTGGACGGTACCGCTAAAAAGTGCGGAGACGTTCCCGAAATATGGAAAGGACGTTCTAAAAAAATGGAAACGCTTATCGATTTGATATCGCAACACCCCGATGAAAAAGCGATCGTGTTTTGTCAGTTTAAGAGCGAAATGAACTATATTCGTTCTAAACTCACGTGTCCCGTTTTTCGTATAGATGGAAATGTTTCCAAAGAAGACAGAATACACCAGCTTCAAAGTTTCAAAAGTGCACCACCCAATAGCGTTTTTCTCATACAGATAAAGGCGGGTGGACAAGGTCTCAATATTCAGTGCGCTTCGCGCGTGTATATCACAGCACCTTCGTGGAATCCAGCGACTGAACTTCAGGCTATAGGGAGGTGTCATCGCACGGGCCAAACCAGAAACGTACACGTCAAAAAACTCGTATACATAGACGAACCCGGGTTTCCGAGTGTAGAAGAATCTATGATGGCACTCCAAGGTCACAAATCGCTCATCAGTGCAGAAGTACTCAACGATAAACGTTTAGAAACACAAATACCAACCAGAAACAAAACGAGTGGTTCTATATCAATTGCTGCAATCAAGAATATTTTCCGCGTATAGTATATAAACAAAATGGTTGAAAAAACGTTCGGTTCACGTGCGGAAGTTTGGCATGGTGTTGCCCTCAAGACAACTGGTGGTCTCATGAAAAAAGATCTCATGCAAGACGGTTACGGAAGAATTATCTCCAAGGCCGCGAGAAAAGCTGCACTCGCGCGTCTCGCAGAAGAAGGGTCCAAGCATTTGGTAAAAGTGTTCAAGCCAAAGAAAACTGGTTTCAAACTCCAACCAAAAGAAGGTACCAAAGAATACAAAAAGAAAATTAAGAAAATGTTGTAATAGAATAAGAATGACACTCGCTAAATGGAACGAATCCGTTCGCGTCGCTAAAATTAAACTAGGCATGGATCCTAAATCGTACGTAGCGGTCCGAGGCAAACTTCTCAAAGAAGCTCAGGCCATATACCAAATACTTATTTTAAATGAAAATAAATCTAAACTATAATATAAATAAAAAATGTCTACAACTCAAGGTGCATCTCTCGCAGTATTTATAGGTCTATTAATAACAGCTATTGTACTCAGTACTAAATATAGCAGATACGAACGCAAACGAATCTAAACATCAATAAACTGGAACCCCTTAAGTCTCTGTGGCTCATATACCACGAGCGAGTTAAGTTTCCAACTTATTCCGAACATTTTATTCAAAAAGTATACGCTATTCATCTCAACTATAGAAGTACCCGAATTTCTCGCGTATAAACCGTCTTTTATTTCGTCATATAACGCGTTCTTTTCCTCGTCGTAAACGTGTGGTTTAACCTTACCGTCGATAGTAGAATCAACTTTTACCCTAAACTTCGGTTCGCGATCCGGTGATTCCTTAACGTTCGAATTAAACATGGGTCGCAATTCTTCTACGCTCATGGGTTTACCGAAAATCGTTTCACTCTGTTCCGAAACCGATACAATAACTTTTTCCTCGAGTTCGCGAATACACGTATAAAATTTTTGGACGAAGTTACCTTCCTCGTCCCATCCTTTCATCGCAAAGTCTACGTTATACTTAGTAGGACCGACCTCAGGCGTAAACCCAGAAATACCAAAAGGCATATACATGCGTGGAAATATGATTTTCATGAGTTTATCTTCGGTCGTACACAAAGAAATCTTACGACCGTCATAATCGGCGATTTTTAATGTATCTTTAGCGTTTATAAACTTTGCCATGCTTTATAAATGTACATGTGACATAAACTTTAAGCTTTACTAATTTTATCCATATGTTTTTTCAAATTGTTTATTTTTTTAGACAATTTTTCCAACTCTTTAGTTTTTTGGTAACGATTTATATCGTTTTTCATTATTTCAGCATATTTGCTTGCTAATTCTGTATACCTTTTTCTTAAGACTCTAAGTTCTTCTTGTAGTATATTTTTGTGTATATCGGGTGTATAGTCACCTCTTCGTGATCGTTTCATTTATATATACTAATATTTATTTTTGTCTCTTAACCATTTAACTAGGAGGTGTGCTTTTTCGGACTACTCGTTTTCTTCTTTTTTACAGGTGTGTTAAGTGAAAATAACTTTTTTGGTGTGAACTTTTCTGCAATAGACTTTGCGGTACGATTCGAAAAAGGGGGTGATAATCTTTTTGGACTACTTTGTCGTGTTTTAATTTCTAGTTTTTCGAACATTTCTGCAATAGACTTTGCGGTACGATTCGAAAAAGGGGGTGATGATCTTTTTGGACTGTTATTTTTTTTAGTCTTTTTTGGTGTTGTTGTCATTTATATTAATTGCGATTATTATTTGAATTAGAAATTTGTCCAGATGCCCATGCCCACAAAGTTCCTAAAAAACCCGGGATTAATCGATTTTGTGGTGATACCGGTGATGGTGGTGATGAAGTACGACGACGTTGACGTCTTTGTGTACGTGATTTTGTTTTACGATTTAAAACGGATCTCGGACTAGTCTGCTGATTATTATTACTTTCTGAATTTGTGTTATTATTATTTCTAGCACGTCTTGGCATTTATATATACACATAATTTTATCTTCCAGGAAAGTAATGAATTGGCTACGTCTCAAAATCATAGAGATACACTTTTCGTATATGATGATGAGGTATAAAGTCATAAAAAAATTATTTAGGCGGAACACATAGCACACTCCGCCTCTAAACTGAACTGGATCGGTCGCGCCTTTGCTTTACTTCGAAGGTAATACATACCCGTTTTCAAACCCGTTTTCCACGCGTACATGTGCATGGACGAAAGTTTCGATAACGTCGGACTCTCGACGAATAAGTTCATACTTTGACTTTGGTCTATGTATACACCCCTATCCGCTGCCATATCGATGATTGTTTTTTGACTCATTTCCCATACGGTTTTATACAGTTCCTTAAGATCGTCGGGAATATCAATAATGTTTTGGACCGACCCATTCGCCTTAACCATAAGATCTTTCATTTCCTTCGACCAGAGTCCACGTTCTTTCAAATCGTTGACTAAATGTTTGTTTACGACAACAAATTCACCTGCGAGTGTTCGTCTTAAATAGATATTGGTCGTATATGGTTCAAAACACTCATTGTTCCCCAAAATCTGGGACGTCGAGGCGGTAGGCATGGGTGCAAGTAACAAACTGTTTCGCGTACCCTTTTTGACGAGTTCACGCATGGCGTTCCAATCGTACCGACCACTAAACTTCGGGTCACGATCCCACATGTCGAATTGGAGAATACCTTGACTGAAAGGTGACCCCTTAAACGTTTCGTATGTCCCATACATTTCGGCGAGTTCACACGACGATTCGAGTGCCGCGTGGTATATGGTTTCGAATATATCGCGGTTCAGTTTTCGCGATTCCTCGGAACCAAAACTCATACGGAGCATGATGAATACATCAGCAAGACCCTGAACACCTATACCAATCGGTCGGTGACGCATGTTCGAACGTTCCCCGTTTTCGGTCGGGTAAAAGTTCTTATCGATAACCTTATTCAGGTTTCGTGTAACCATTTTCGTGACGCGGTGTAACTCCTCGTGATTGAACTCTTTCTTTTCGACGTCGACGTATTTCGGTAACGCGATGGATGCAAGATTACACACGGCGGTTTCGTCTTTGTCCGTGTACTCCACAATTTCGCTGCACAAATTAGACGATTTAATCGTACCAATGTGTTTATGGTTCGACTTTTCATTACACGCGTCCTTATAGAGCATGTATGGTGTTCCCGTTTCACTTTGTGATTTAATGATCGCTTTCCAAATTTCTGATGCAGGTACAACTTTCTTTGCAAGTCCCTCGGCTTCGTATTTCTCGTACAAGTCTTCGAACTCTTTACCATACACGTCCGAAAGACCCTTTGCCGTGTCTGGACAGAACAAAGACCAATTCCCACCAGATTCGACACGTTTCATAAACAGATCCGGGATCCACATTGCTGAAAATAGGTCTCGACACCGCGCTTCCTCGTCACCTTGGTTCAAACGAATCTCGAGGAAATCGAGTATATCGGCGTGCCACGGTTCCAAATAAACTGCAATGGACCCTTTACGACGCCCAGCTTGGTTCACGTACCTTGCGGTTGAGTTATACACCCTAAGCATAGGTATGATCCCATCCGAGGTCCCGTTTGTACCTCGAATGTGTGATTTATTCGCGCGAACGTCGTGAATGTGTAAACCAATACCACCCGCCCATTTACTGATTTGTGCACACTCTTTCACTGTATCATAAATCCCGTCAATGCTATCTTCCTTATTTGCAATAAGGAAGCAGTTTTCGGCAATCACACCTTGAACTGTATATGAATGGTCATCTTTAACGCCGAGGGTGTATACAAACTCTGGTAAATTATCTTTCACTCTTGTTTTGGCATTTATACGCAAAAATATTTTTCCATCAATCTCCAATGTTGTATTTGCTCGCTCGGATTTATAGAGACGATTATCGTCGTAGTGTTTATAAACCCATTTCATAATTTCGGGAATCCATGGGAATTGTATACGACCAATATACTGTTTACGATCCTTATATGGTTTGGACCCCACAGTCAATGATGTATCGAGTCCTACACTTCGAGATAAATGAAATATAGATTTAATGAGGGGTTGGTTTGTTAACTGTACCGTAACATTCCCCTTAAGTGTACAACAACCATCGGTACTCACTAAACCACCTATAAATGCCGATACCATATTTCGATTCCATGAGTACATATTCGGCCATAAAAATTTCCCACTTGACCATCTCCCAAATAAAATATTAAACGCATTTCCAATAGCAGAATTGTTAAAAGATATAGATAGACAGTTTCGTTTATTGGACTTAGATATACACGCATGAACACCTAGGTATTTACACCCTATTTTTTCAATTTTTTCAATAAACGTGGTATTATTAGGGTTCTGTGCAAAAGATATACCACGGTGCGTCGGTGTTCGTTTACTTTTCGCACTAGATCTTTGATACGTGATACATCCATCTCCATACCACGAACCAATGAACCAAGCAAAATCTTCGTCGACTTTAATATAACGTTCAAACCATTCACCTTTTAGTGTAATACCATTAGGGCGATATTCGGATGTAAAATGTGTAAGACGACGCATTTTTGTTCCGTCAAATTCAAAGGAATATGTCCAATGTTCAGCACCATTTTCATCCTTAAGTAATTCATACATATCAAGTATTTCATAAACAGTGTTCGAATTTGTTTTCGGTATAGAAATCCAATCACCTACACGGAGGTGTTCTATACTATTCCATTGGGGTTCATCTTTCCAGTGAAGTTGTTCTTTTGTGATAGACCAAAACCGGTGGTTTCCTGTCACTTGAAACCCTGGTGTTTTGTATATTTTCACATCGAAGAGTGTTCGATCACCTAATAAATTTTTATGAGTTTGAAGCACTGGTTTAATTGAACCCGTGTGTGTGACAACATTATCCCCTATACAAACCTCTTCAATTGGTACCGGACCACGGTTCGTTGTAAATACAGCTGTTCCAGCAACAAAACAGCTCGACATTTGTGGCCTGGGTGTTCCTGCATTAAACAGAGTTGGGGTGGCATGAATGAACAAACCCTTAGAAAGTGCATCGTACGTTTCCAGGACGCGTTCGGTATCGTGACCGTGAATACCAATAGCAACACGCATGTACATGTACTGAGGCGTTTCGATAATTTCACCATCGATCTTTTGGAGATACCCCTTTTCAAGTGTTTTAAGACCGAAATACCCGAAATCGTAATCACGTTCGGGTTGAATATCGTCCTTGACTTTAGACGAAACCTCGAGAACTTCGTGGGTTACAATACCCGCCTTGTGAAGCTTACGCATGGCAATGTTAAAATTGTTTGCGGCCCGTTTTTGGATGTTACTCGCCGTGATACGCGTCGCCAAAATTTCGTAATCGGGATCGGATGTGATCATACCGATACATATCTCAGCAGAGAGTGTATCAATTTCGTGAGTTTTGATACCATCATAAATAGACGAAAAAACTTGTTGCGCAACCTTAGAAACGTCTACTGTATCCGATAATCCGTACGTGAGTTTTGAAATCCTGTTGGTGACGTTGTCGAACTTTACGTCTTCAACACGACCGGAACGTTTTGTGACCCTCATTATTTTAATTCTACTACTTTTTATTTTTTTAAACTATTTGCACGAGTGTTTGAAATCAGCACTTCTTACCGTCACAGGACCTAAAGTCTCGGCTAAACGGTTGGGCTGGAGAAGAGACGTGTTCACATAAAATTTACCCTCAGCGTCACCAACTTTGGCAACTGGTGGGTAGGAAGCAACGAAACACTCTGGTGGTTGACATGTTGGTTTTTCGTAATTACACGGTTTAGTCGAATACGCTTTATCAAAATCAGCAAGCACTAACATTTATATTTACTGATACTTTTTTTCCAGGACTATATTAAATGTGCGACGCTCTTCACATAAATTCACTCAAACAGTGTCCAACACCTCTGAACACTCTGTTTTTTTCCGAGTTCAACATGAACGTTCTTCAGCGTGGTATACGCCAAGACTTTAAGAACAAAACCGGTATTGCCATAGATTACCAAAACCCGGACGACTTGTATAGTATCATGCGCGTTGTTTTCATAAACAACTCGGGTGATCATAACACGAACGTTCAAGAACAGGTCAGGTACATGAACGGTATCGTGATTAAAACGGCCATTGGTCAGATTCAGTCTGGCGTTTCTCAATATATGGGGTACGTCCACGACGTGGACCAGGGTCTCCAACCAATCGATAGACCAGTAAGTACAACAACTTACGGGAACAAGTTCGGTAAAAACGAACAAATTGGGTTATAATATACTATAATTAACGTGTAAATATCATTAATTATAATACAAAGTTTTTGTATTATGCATTAATTATTTTTTTATCATGTACCCCGAAACTACATTCGTAGTTTCTTCTTCGTCTTCGACTTCTTCGTCGGCGACTGGTGCATTTTCGAGCGAGGTTTCGTCTTCATCGGCTTCTGGTTCATCACCACCCCCTAAAATAGCCTCGTCTATAACATCCGAAGATGGACCCGGTGCTGGACCCGGTGCTGGACCCGGTGCTGGACCCGGTGCTGGTCCTGGTGCTGGTCCTGGTGCTGGTCCTGGTGTTGGACCCACGATTTCAACTGGTTTTTGTTTAATATACTTTACGTATATATAGTAAAATATCCCTACCCAAATTGCTAAAAAAATAGGTGCAATAACTAATAACATGTTTCTTACATAAAGTTTAGATTATAATATGTAATAAGCAAATGACACTAAATTTTTATAAAAATGAAACCGAAAAAATATGTAAAAAAAGAGGGTGGGATAAGGCAAACATAGATACCGTATGGTTACTCTTAACCGAAGAATTTGGTGAGCTCGCATCGGCTATTCGTCAGTATAAGAAAACGTTCAAAAAAGTAAACTTGAAAAAGGAAAGGGGTACGGATATTACCATGGAAATGGGTGATGTTTTCAGTTACCTTTTCCAATTAGCACACATGTTAGACGTAGACTTAGACGATATGTGGCATCAGCACAACAAGAAAATGAAATACAAAAAATATGTTATGCAATAATATAATGAGTCAATTATTACTCGATGATACCAATGCCATGAATGGATTAAACCCATTCGTCGATCCGGGAAACTTTTTCCCATCGGGTACCTCTAAACACGTGTTAGAATTTCAAAAGTATAAACCACCCGAAAACGAACCAGAACAGGGAGAGTATAAAAGTCCAGCGTGTGATGTTTTATCTAAAGGTGTAGGAAGACCAGGGTTTAGAGAAGAGGAGTGCGCCTTATCTAGACATCTCCTTCCAGGGAGAAATATAGATAGGGGGTTTACGAAATACGAACTTTCAGAAATTGAAAATGCCAAAGTTAAAAAAGAGGGATACAGAATTCCTTACGATTTAATACTCATATCGATTCTGATTCTATTAATTGCAGTACTTTAAACATTAATTCTAACTTAGTATCGTTAGTACACGTGTTTATAACTTTAGATAAGGTAATACTACAAAAATCACGAACCATTCGTTTTTGCCACGAACACGATTTGTTTATGTAAGGTGGACTAAAAGTAGGATCGATTATTTTTACAGAATTCATAACTCGTATAAGTGAATGGATATTTTTGTTCTCTAAAAGAACATTCTCCAATTGGATCAAAACCATACGCCTTCTGGTTTCGATCGTCTTGTTAACCATTGCATCTAAAAACTTTTCGTACCGAATAGATTTAGAAGACACGTCTATGTTTCCACGGAGTGTCGTATTAAAGTAATCACAAAACTTTTCGTACCCAAAACCTTCTATGTATTTGTTATAGTTTATTTCTACTAGATCTTCGTTCGTATCAACATTAACGAGTTGTTTACAGGAAGTGACAAAACAGGCCATGTATACATTTAAAGAGTATATAGTCTTTAAATGTATATAATGTGGACTTTGGTGTGTAAACCCATGGTCATACCAGAAACGCGTGCCGTCACGACCAAATGGTGTCGTGTAGCGACAGTCTCTCCGACTGATAATAAAAGTAGATTCGTTATTGATATGCCTGAAGAGGTTCCAGAAATAAATATATCACGAGAAGAGTGCGAAGACAAACCAAAAAATTAAGGTATGATTTTACTTAAAAAACTTGTTATCTCCGATAAGATCACGGCTTGTTGCGTCATGACCAAAATTTTGGCCCTTTGTGTTTTTGGTGAGAAGTCACCGTAACCCACGGTACTCATGGTCGTGAGTGAAAAGTAGTATGGATCGAGTGGGTCGTCCGTGAACCCAAAATCCTCTTTCATCTGAGAGTACATGTACCCATATAACAGAGTGATGGCGATCGTGGTGTATAAAAAATTTTTATCCATTTAATATTATCTAACATTTTTTTTAAAATTTTTCGAAAAAAAAACTTCGAAATTTATACGCCCTATACACGTTCGAAAAAAAAACTTTCTTTCGAAAAAAATTACAACTTATAATTAATATTTTTATACTATATACTAACGCATCCATGAAACCTTATACAATATATACAGTATAAAATATAACATATACGGATCAAAATAAAAAAAGTCATAAGGATCGTAAAAAATATAACAAATAAAATTCTTTTTTTTTAAAAGTAAAATCACAACCCAAACCAAAACTATACATAAAAAGATAGACACCCCTTTATTTTTCACTTCTAATAGTCTTATTTTAAGCCCGAAAAAAAGTGGTTTTTACTTACCCCAAAAAAGTAAAAAAAGCACATTTTTATAAAAAAATCGAAAAAAAGTTTCTTTCAAAAAATATTTAAAAAGTAAAAAACAAGTGTATACTATATGATACGTGAGTATGCCGAACACGTATATAAAATACTGGGTCCCGGGTATAGCGAGCGTGTTTATCACAACGCAATGGAAGTCGTTTTACGCAAAAACGGAATACCCTACGAAACGGAGAGAATAGTTCCTATTGTGTTTGAAGGGCACACAATAGGGAATCTTCGCGCCGATTTAATTATAAATAACAAAACTGTACTCGAACTCAAATCGGTTAAAACCGTGAATGACGTCATGATTACACAAACACATAATTACCTCAAACTTACCGGTCTACCGGAAGCGTACCTGATCAATTTTCCACCTACACTAAATACCGAATTAGAAGTTAGGTATATTAAGAACTAGTTATTTCAATACTTCCAGTGTCATGATCTATTCTGTTTGGGGCGGACTTGACGACGAAGGTGGTGCACACAATGTTTCCTTAACACTGAGTTTACCAGCCATTAAATCTTCATTGGTTTCGCCTAATGCTTTACTTACATAATTATGTGCGACTAAAATTTTATTATTTTCATTATCCCATATCATCCCACTATTCCAATCTTCTCTTATAACATGCCATGTATCATCATATAAATCACATCCCGATATATCCTCATTTTTAAGAAGGGCCACTTTCTCATCTATTTTTCTTTTTAAATCTGAAATACAAAAATTATTAATAATTTCTTCATCTGACATTTCAACCATAGTCACCCCTTCTGGCAACTCACTGGTACTAATACTGTCACGTAAGGCAATTTTATCGTTAATTTCTGAAACTATTTCTAATACTCCCCTGTGTTTTGGGTTTGAAAGAATGAAATAAAGTTCGGGATCTTTTACCGTATCCCTTTCGAAAATTTCATCTAATGATCTTCCATCAATTATTTTGTCCCATTTTTCCTTTAAATCCATACATTTTTCTGGGCTAATACCATCATATATTTTTTCAATAGCGCTAATTAAATTTTTAGCATTTTCCGAGAGATCTTCGTACGGAATTTCTGGAACGTATGAAGGATCACATATTTTATTAAGTGTACTTTCCACGTCATTTTTTTTAATTTCATCATGAGTATACTTATCAAGTTTTATAAAATTTTCTGTTTCTTCATCCCATATAAATTCTGGAACACTTTTCATTTTACTATTATCGTAAGAACATACAGAAGTATCTTTGTTTTTGATTTTTGTAATCATTTCTGAAATTAAATCTATACCCGTTTTACTATCACACAAAGTAGCAAGTTTTTCCTGTTTTGTTCTTCCCATATCTGTATCCAAACTTTTCAATGTATCCCAATTCATTATAGCTTCGATAATATTACCCTTTTTAGTACCTATACGTGGAAGGTTTACTTCCTTTTTCTTCATATCTTCACTATTATCAATTACGAAATCACGCAATTCTTTACAATCTTTTGGGTCGGCTTTACTCTCTATTATTTTATCAACAAGGGCGTCTACTTCATCTTCGTAATACTTAGCGTTTTTACTCAGTGCAAAGTAAGCACCTACAGATGAACTCGAACAACAACATACGATTACAAGAAGGCCTAACGCTGCTGACATTTATAGTAACTAATTATTTTTTTCCTGGTCCATCTGATTCATATAATACATGATAGGTATCATCTGGTATATCTTTTTCCATTCACTTTTGGATTCCTCGTAATACTTTTTAGGGTCTTTAAGCCCTTCATTTATAATTTCGTTTATCTTTTCTGTGTAGAACCTGATTTCTTCTAAACAGAAATTGTAGTACGGATCGTTACTATTCATTACCTGTATTAAAGCTTTATCTTTTAAGCTTATCGTTTATGTTTTCAAATTTTTCTGGATTATTTCGTTTTTTTACCGCGAAATTTTTGAGCATGTTACTCAAACTGTTATATGCAACACCTTTACGTAAGGGGTTATTTCTTTTTTTACTTTTATTGACCTTTGGTTTTTGATTTGGTGATTTTGCCATTTTTTTAATATTACCTTTTATTTTTTTTTCGTCTGACTCCTTGTTTTTGGTCTTTTTTTAGGACTCGGTTTTGATGTTTTTTTAGGACTCGGTTTTGATGTTTTTTTAGGACTCGGTTTTGATGTTTTTTTAGGACTCGGTTTGTTGTTTCTAAGTGGACTCAATGGTCTTAAATGTAAATTATTACCATGTGTTTTTTCAAGTAAATTAATCAATTCATCAGGTTTTAATTCGTTAAAATTATTCATATATTTTTACGCAACATTTTTTTAAATCGTCGGTATATATTCCCACCTGAGTTCTTCGCATATCTTTTTCCATATGACGTCTTGTTGGTACAACTTTTCCTTAGACTTGAGTAAAGGAAAGTATTTGAGGTACGAATCTTCACTCAAAAGTTCGCAGAACTTATACAAAACGTACGAGTAACTCAAAAAATTTTTACGTTCGCTCGGACAATTATCGTCGAACGGTTTTTGGATATCCTTGAACATTATACGTAAACGTTCCTCGAGTTCTTGGGGCATTTTCGGGGGCGATATTCCACTCAAAATGTTTGTAATATACGGAACGTGTTCGTAATACTTGTTGAGTTTGAGTTTCTTAAGTAAACTCCGAACGCGTGCGTGTGTGATTTCTTCAACAACCTTTATTTTAATTTTTTTGAGTTCCGTCCTTAGTTGGTCTATAACCTCTTGTGGTATGTTCGTGGTTTCTTGTGCTTGAAACTGTGATAACCACTCGTTAAAATGGTTCTCGCGTTTATACGAATAATTGACGATTTTCTCGGACGTTTCCTGTTCTTCTCTGTACGTGAGTTCTTCGCTTATGAGTGTTGCAATTATTGCGCCACAATTATCGCACACGAGATCACTCGTATCCGAAAAGTGAAAAATGTTACTCTCGGGACAGTTCAGACACTTCTCTTTCTTTTTTTCCACGGGTCTATCTATATTGTTTACCTTTTCAACTTCTATGAGGTAATCGTCAAATATATCTTTCCTTTGTAACCCGGTTGTTTCTTTACAGTTAAATATGTTATCCGTACTCACTTCACGATCGAGATCTTCGGTATACTGTTTCATGTAAGGCATACACTTTATGATATAATCCGACATTTCGGATTCGTACATGGATTTATTTAAAGGGTCATTTCGTATTAGTTCTTCCCACGTCTTTATCTTATTATTATAACGGCTTAAAAAATTGCCTTCCATATAATAATTAATTAGATATGTTACTTAATCTTTTAACTAACGTTATAGTGTGGGTTCACATGACCTTAAAAAATATTTTTTCAAAACCCGATCATGAGATAATAGATTGTTCCATGGAGTATGAGATAAACAACGAGAAAACACCTAGCGAACTCGACGAATTCTGGGAAGACGAGTTCGAGGAGTGGGATGGCGAAACCGAACACTTTTATAAAAATCTTATGAATACCAACTATAAAAATACACAAATTCCGGGTAACATTAAAAAGACTGTTGTTCGATTGAAGTACTGGTACAATGACAAAATGTACAAATACCTTACCTACGATATGGGACACGCTTGGCCTCCCCAAACATCTAATGGTATTTCATTTAACATACCAATCGTGAGTGCACATTTGCTCGATTCGTACGATAAACCAGTAAAAGATTTACTAAACAAAATAAAAAGGTACGCGGGACCTCGTTTCGATTTTCACGGTGAAAAAGTAAAGATAAGCGACATGTTATATTACGACGAGGAAACACTCGAACAGGAGTTTCCTACTATACGATTACGAAACGCGTTAGGTATGGTAAAACACGTTAGTACGGTAGACGGGTACGTTACTGATCTTCGGGTACCTTAGTCGCGAGGTAAAATTTAAGTTCGCCCAAATTTGCGACGTTATATTTTAGTATTAAAAATCTGTTCTGTTCTTCTTGCATAATTTGCACCGTAGAACACATGCTCGTGGCCTTTGTGAATATATTAAGGTACCGAAGGGAATATTTACCCGAAATTTTGGGACTCTCTTCCGTACATTCAATACTCGTTTCTTGGTTCGCGAAATCACCATCGCAGTGAAGTTTTAACATTTTTCCGTCCCGTGTTATTTCTATATCGTTACCAATGTTATACATGTCTCTGCATATTCTTTGGAAATCGGACGAAAGCATGGGTGTTATTGTAGTCATGTTCATTTGCGGAACTTCGATTTGGTTTTCGTTTATATCCAGAAGTTTTAGCGAGAATGTCGTACATGATTTCTTAGACTCGCTATGAATTTCTATGTTCATGAATTCTTTACAATCTATTTTAATCACGAGAACATCGTTGTTCGTTATAGATTTCAGGAGTTTAAACGTGTTTGAGACGTTTATACCGGCAACAATTTCGTTTTCGCAATTGTATTCCTCAAAATTGTCGGCTGAAAGATACATGTCCACGAGAGAAGTTCTCGCCGTATCTAGAGTAACTATATACATTCCGTCTTTTTTGAAGTAAACGTTTACATCGTTGAGTATATCCTTTAAAACTTCGAAAGTTGATTTTATAGCAGATGCCTGTACGGTCGCTAATTTCATTAGTTTAGATTCTATTTAATTCTTTAATTATTGTTTAGTTTGTTGGTTATATGCATCCGAAACACTCCTGTTTATTTTTTCTTCGAGTTCCGGGGTCATGGCGGGTTGTAAAGACATGCCGTAACTGTCTAATTCGAATATTTCATCCATACCTTCACCGTCTAAAGTCGTCATATTACACGAACCAAACCCAACCAGTTCCAGTTCCTTTACTGGTAAAAGAGACTGTAACCAGTTTCGTATTTCGTTACCGACGAGAAATTTACCGTTTTTAGTAAGCATGGTCGGTACGCGGCTAATTTTGTTTTTGAACTGGGGTGGTATACCGAGTTTGTTTATGTTATGGTACGAAACAATATGTTTTAACTCTTCGTGTTTGTTTATAAAGTTAATCACATCTATGCTGTGACTACACTGTGGACTGTATATTAAGAGGGACATGCTACTAACTAAATTTATAATTTAATTTTTTTTCTAAATAAAATCACAGTTATATATAGATGAATACAATTGTTTTCGCTTCACTTGTGTTTTTTATATACTATCTACTAATCAGGGTGGAAACGTATACGTTACCCGAAAAAGTTTTGACTGAAGATGAAATAGATTTGTCTGATTACGTCGAAGAGGAGGAAGTTTCTATAACACACGACCTCATGCAAGAAATCATATTACGAACGAACGAAAAAATTTCCAAAAAAACGGGTATGTGTACGTACATAATAGAAACTACGGCGATCAAGAAATTCGTACACAAGGAAAATGGTAAAATTGTGTATAGGTGTATGTTCATGACTGTAAAATACGGTAACCCCGGTTTCGATTTTGGGTTTTTGGTGTCGGTTGACGTTGACGTTATAAACGAAGGACCGAGGTTCGAGGAACTCGACGTCGATAAGGAATTTTTTGGTGGTGAGGGAAGACAAACGAGTGATATAATGGAAGAAACGAAACGGGACATCGAGGAAAGAATGGCAAACATAGACGAATTGAACGAGATCGAACAAATACGTTTGAGACGAGACTATAAAAAAATGAAACAGTTGGAAAAAAATCTGAAAACCAAAATAGACGAAAAACCTAAAGTTTCAATCATGTCTATGCGTACACAACCCATATACACGGACAAACCAAATAACATAGACGTTTTTGTCCGACCGACCAAATCACAAGAATTTGTAGATTACAATTTGGTAAGGGATAGTGAACTCGATTTCATAAAGGGTAGAAATTTTATCGAAAAACAAATTATGAGTTCGGAAGAAATGTACGGGAAAAAAAATTGAAAAAAAAACTTCGAAATTTATACGCCCTATACACGTTCGAAAAAAAAAACTTTCTTTCAAAAAAAATTATAACTAATAATTAATATTTTTATACTATATACTAACGCATCCGTGAAACCTTATACAA